CACAATAACGGACTTGTTCAACAGTATGCGGACTGGAAAATCAGCGGGTCCGCGCAACGTCATATTCGCGCCGAAGATGGAGGGATATTCGAACCTTTTGAGAGCGCATGGTGGGCAAATCCTTATTCCAGCACATACGTCAACACCTTAACCGGCACGCCCGGTTTCAGCATCGCTTTTGCTGATTGCAGGACAGGCGGACAGGCGCGTTTCTATGCGCAGAGTTTCAGCGGATCCGCGACCGGCAAAAGATTCATCGTTCAATCGAACAGCCATATTGGCACCGGAGGACACGCGCTAACCTGGTTGCCTGGCGACACAGCCGGCGAACTCGACGGTACCGGAACTTATGACGACACAGTGAGCGCCGCGCTCATAGGAACTGGCAGCGCGCCCAGCGCAACAATTTATCTCGAGCCCGAACTTCCAGAAGAACCGTTTATGATTCCAGGGCCAGAGGGCAAAAAGGGCGACACTGGAGGCATAGGCCCCGCTGGCGGTTCTGGCGTTCAAGGCCCCCCGGGAGTAGCTTTGATTTTAGAGCCGGATCCGTCTGAAGATCCAATGATGATTCCGGGTCCTATCGGAGCCACTGGCGCAACAGGAGCGGCCGGCGGACGCACTCAATTAACTCAGAACACAACTTACTATGTGCGCACGGATGGCAACGATTCGAACGACGGCAGCGCAAACAACTCCGGTCATGCGTGGCTGACTCTGCAACATGCTATCAGTGTTTATCAGAGTTTGGACTGCAACGGCTACGATGTCACGATTTCCGTAGCGGACGGCACCTGGACGGCGGGGATGAATATTACTGGCAGACAGGGAGCCGGGAATTTATATCTCACAGGGAACGCGACCACTCCCGCGAACTGCGTTATCAACGCCACCAGCTCCAACTGTCTCGGCGCTACCGGGCATCCGATGGGAAGCATCATATACTTCAATGGATTTAAGTTGACCACTACCACATCCGGCCAATGCATCTATGCCGCTGCGGGATCTCAGATTTACTATCATAACATTGAGTTTGGTTCTTGCGCGGGCTATCACATTCTGGTGCAGGGTGGCGCATCGCTTGTCTTGCTTGGAAACTGTAAAATTTCCGGAGGCGCCGGCAGTCACGTACTCGCCCAAACACAAGGAGGATGGTTCAACGGCACAAGCGGCGTCACTATAACCATAACTGGAACTCCGGCGTTTTCTCTGGCGTTTTTCTACATATCGGTACTCGCCCTTGCCGCTATTTCGAATACAGTAACCTGGAGCGGATCCGCAACCGGCAAAAGATACGTTTCAGATTCACTCAGCATCATAAATACCAATGGTTCCTCTTCAACCTATTTGCCCGGAAATGCTTCCGGTACAACTTCCAACGGAGGATTATATGTTTAGTGCGATTAGGCGATTGAGTGTTTTTGTGTTTCTGTCTCTGATTCTGATTTCAAGCGTTTCTTTCGCTCAAAGACAACTACTCAGCCAGAATACAACATTTTATGTCCGCGTCGACGGAAGTGATTCCAACGATGGCTCGGCGGACGATCCGGCTGACGCTTTTCTCACTATCCAGCATGCAGTCGACGTGTACCAATCAATAGACTGCGCGGGATTCGATGTCACAATTCAGGTGGAAGACGGCGCATACACAAAGGGCGTCTTGATAACTTCTCGAGTAGGAGCAGGCAATTTGTACCTTACCGGAAATCCAAACACGCCGGCGAATTGTTGGATAGCCGTTACCGGAGGCAATGCTATTTCCATTCAAGGTCACCCGCAAGGCAGCGTCGTGATTCTGAATGGCTTCAAACTGAGCACCATTACCAGCGGTGAATGTCTTTTCTCCCAGGGCGGAGCCCAAGTCTTTTATAAAAACATCGAATTCGGATCGTGCGCAGGATTTCACTTGAACGCCAACGAAGATGGGATTTTCTATTTAATAGGCCCTTGCAAGATTTCAGGCGGAGCGATAGCGCATATCGTCGCTCAAGTGGGCGGAAAATGGCTTAATATTGCGGGTCCGGTAACGATAACGATTGTGGGAACGCCCGCTTTTTCTCAAGCCTTTTGCTGGGCTGTCAATTTGGGTTTTGCGGGTATAACCAATCAAATAACCTGGAGCGGATCCGCGACCGGAAAGAGATACGAATCCGATAACCTATCGGTTATCACTACATACAGCGCGGGAGCGAATTACTTGCCGGGCAGCATAGCGGGAACGACAATGTACGGCGGAGTCTACATTTAAGGCAATCATTTAAAAGGGGGAAACCATGGCAGCAAACAAACAAATCAGATTCGGCCCTGTGGCCTTAGGGAATACAGCCGCAAACATCGTCAACCCGGCCCTGGGCGCTCTCACCGGCCCGGTGGGATTCACCATGACGCAGCTTTATGTCATCTTGAAGCATATTCGCCTCGTCAACAAAACAGCCGGCGCTATCACCGTCTCTCTGTATGTCGGAGCAACCGCAGGCAGCGCGGCCGGAACTGAATTTCTTGGGACGGCGCTCTCTATCCCAGCCAATTCATATGTTGATTGGTATGGGGCGCTCAGATTGGATTCCGCAGATTTCCTAAGCGGACTAGCCAGCGCGGCAACCTCAATCACTTTCGTAGCTGAGGGCGAAATCGGAATTTCGTAACAAAGGAGATTTATGGGACCAGCGGAAATATGGCCTATGATTGCGGGCGGCGCTGCCGTGGTTTTCGGCGCCGCGAATTGAGGTGACGCGATGGCCGTCCAACAGATCAGCGAAAAGATGATCGGAACCGCAGACGGGACGAACGCGGTGTTCAACACGTCGAAGGTTCCCAACGCGGACACGATCTCGATTTTCGTCGACGACGCGGCAGTCGCTATGGCTTCGGTGGACCCGAACGACCCGACGAAGTTCACCCTGGCTTCTCCTCCTGCGTCGGGGCATCGGCCGTTCGCGGTCTACCTGTTTTCCGCAGCGGACGACATCGACTTCGTCACGGTCGCACAGGTCAAAGGCATCGGAGAGATAACGACCTCGAAAGACGACGGCCAACTGCAGGATCTCATCACGTATTTCGCGGAGTTTTTCAACGGCCAAACCGGCTGCCGCGTCCACAACAGAATCTTGCCCATCACCGATGACCCGCCTTATGACGGACCCGGAGGGCAGAAACTTTTCTTGCGCAATTATCCGATCCGGTCGATTCAGACCGTCATGGTCAACGGCGTGACTCTCCCGATCGCTGCCGGCAGAACCGACGGCGGGGTGGTGATAACCAATAACGGCCGCGCGATTGCCCTGCGCCCTCCTGCAGGCTCGATGCAATGGAGTTTCCAATCGTACCCGTTGGGCATCGGGGCCTGGCAGTTCTCCCAGGGAATCGCGAACGTGTACGTGGACTACACCGCAGGCAACGACGGGACGCCAGCGGACCTCTCGCAGGCCACGGCCGAGCAGATCGCGATCGAGTACAAGCGGAAAACCTATTTCGACATGAGGTCGAAAGTCCAATCGGTCGGAGGCGGGAGCGCAACCACGACCTATCGGGACTGGCACCTCACGCCGAAGATGCAGCGAATCTTGATGAAGTATTCGAGGCTCACCGTATGATTTATTCGTTCTCGAACACCGACCAGATCCTCGTGGCGAAGTTGCGCGGGCGAGGCCCGATCCTGATAAAGGCCCTTTCGAACAAGTTGAACAACCTGGGCCTGCGCCTGCAATCGAAGATCCGGACCGAGAAGCTGGAAGGAGGAACGCCGCTGCATCGGAGGTCGGGCGAGCTCTCCCGGTCGGTGCAGTTCTTTCCGACCGAGGCCTCGGGCAGCCGGTTGGAAATGCGCGTCGAGGCGGCCGGGGCGACGGCCTTCTACGGAAGGATTCACGAGCGCGGAGGGCGGGGCACCTACGAGATCGTTCCGAAGAACAAACAGGCCCTCGCCTTCGGAGCCGGTGAATTCGCCGTGCCTCTGCGCGGGGGCGGGGTCGCTTCGAAGTATCAAATTTTAAAAGCCCTGTCGAGCCGCACCGAGTCGACCCACGCCTACGGAGCCAGGCTGGCGCGAAGAGCGCCGATGGCCGAATTCGAAGGCGGTCAGATGACTTCTTCCGGAATGGTTGTCGTGAAGAAAGTCGTCCACCCGCCGCTGCCGGCGAGGCCGTTCATGAAACCCGCGTACGAAGAGATGAGGCCCACGATCGTTTCGGAATTGCAGCAGACGACGAACGAGGCCCTGAAAGGTTGACCGTGAAAGGCAAACCGAAAAGAGAAGATCTTTATCAGGCTTTGTTCAAGCACGTGTGTCAGACGCCTTGCCCCGACGGGCAATCCTGGGGAAAGCAGATCCGGGGATTCGTGGAGGTCGCGAACGTGGCTTCGGCGGACCAACCGGCCATGTGCCTCGCGAAAGGATTCGAGCGGGCGGTCCGCAGGCGAGAGGAAGGCGTCACCACTTGGGATTGGGTTTTCGGCTTGTGGATTTATTTCCGCGTCAACGCCACGGTCGTCGACGCCGATTGGAAATTCACGGACGACGTGATGGACGCCCTCGACGCGAACCTGGCGGCCTTCCCTGCAGACATGCAGTCGCTCGGGGGGATCGTCAACGATTGTTTCATCGAAGGCGAAATCGCGCCGATGCCCGACCCGGAACAAACTCAGCAGCAAACGTTGATCGTGCCGATCGTCGTCGTGACGGGCGACTGATCCGATAATACAACCGGGGCGCGAAGGCGTCCCCTTTCAAAGGAGACAGATCCATGAAGCAATTCGGCATCGGTTTGGTGGTCGGAGTTCCTACCAGCGCAGGAAACCTCGCCACGCCTTCGTTTCCCCAACGGTTCGGCGTGATCAAGGAAGCCCAGGTGGAATTTTCCGGCAAGCTTGAAAAACTTTGGGGCCAGAACAAACTGCCGGACGACATCGCGGCGTCCGACATGGAATTCAAAGGCAAGGCGGCCTTCGCGGAAATAGAGTCCGACGTCTACAACTCTTTGTTCTTCGGGGACGTCATTTCGACCGGGTCGAAGAAGATGGTTTCGGACGAGGCCCCCGCAGCGGTCGCGGGCAACAACTTCACGGTCGCGAACGGCGGCAACAACTTCTATCAAAACTTCGGGCTGCGCTACGCGTCGACGGGCGTCACCCTCGAACAGGTCGGAGCGGGGAACGAGGCCACCGGCAAGTACAGCGTCAGCGCGACGGGCAAATACACGCTCGGAGGGAACGACGCGGGCAACAACGTGTTGTTCCTGGTGTCCTACGCCTACACGTCGACGGCCGGGAAAACCCTGTTGGTTACCAACCACCTGCAAGGGTACGGCCCGGTGTTCGAACTCTGGCTGTCGATGCCTTACCAGGGTGACAACGGCGTCCACCTGTTCCAATGCAAGTCGTCGAAAATGAGCCTGCCCCTCGACAGGGCGAAGCACGTTTTCTCGGACTTCGAGTTCGAGTCGTTCCCGAACGCGGCCGGAAGCATCATGGAGTTTTTCCAAACCACCGCGTAGGAGGTCCGATGGCGTTCACACCCAAGAAAACGTTGTTCACGCTGGCGGTCGACGATTACCCGAAGGAGATCACGGCGCTGACCTTCCCGATGCTGCAGGGATACGCGGAGAAGATCGGCGCCGACTTCCACGTCATCACCGAACGCCGTTTCCCCGATTGGCCGGTGGTCTGCGAGAAATGGCAGATCCACCGCTTGATGCAGGAACTCGGGAGCATGTGGGGCGTCTTCTTCGACGCCGACGCGCTGGTGCACCCCGAGACTCCGGATTTCACGGGCCTGCTGCCGTTGACCACCGTCGCGACGTGGAAACGGGACAGCGCGGGCCTGCGTTACAAACTCGATCGCCATTTCATCCGGGACGGCCGCTCGATCGGGACCTGCGGATGGTGTTCCATCGCCAGCTACATGTGCCTCGACCTGTGGAAGCCGCCCGACGACCTGACGTTCGAGCAGGCGCTCGACCAGGTTTACCCCACGGTCGGGGAAGCCTCGAAAGGAATGGAGCGCAGCCACCTGTTGGACGACTATATTCTTTCGCGGAACATCGCCGAACGGCATTACGATTTCATCACCCTCGAAAACCTCCTCGGCAAACTCAGCCTGTTGAACATGAGTTTTGCCGTTCACGGTTACCTGATGAGCGTCGAGGACAAAGTGGACCTCCTGAAGACGACCCTTCGGACCTGGCGTTGCGGCCCGCCGTTGCCCGAGCCGGAAACGGTCTACAAGTCGCCCGGGATCGAAGGCTGGATCACGGACGAAGAGTTGCAGTGGTTGTTCGAACAGGCCCGGAAGCGCCGAAGCGTTTTGGAGGTCGGCTCTTGGTGCGGCCGGTCGACCCACGCCCTGCTGTCCGGATGTCCGGGGATCGTCATCGCGGTCGACACCTGGAAAGGTTCACCGACGGAACGGGCGGGACCCCACCGGAGGGCAGCCGAGGACCCGGAGTCGGTCTATTCCGATTTTATGAAGAACGTCGGGGCCATGCCGAACCTGCAGATCCTCCGCATGGATTCGATCGAGGCTTCCCGGAAGTTCGGGAACAAGTGCCTCGACATGGTGTTCCTCGACGGCAGCCACGAGTACGAGGATTTCAGTCGGGACCTGGCGGCCTGGATTCCGAAAACCCGTTTCATTTGCGGGCACGATCGGAACCAGGAAGGCGTTCCTTTGGGCCTGAAGGAAGCCGGGATTCAAATCTTGGAAGGGCCAGGGTCGATCTGGATAGGCGACCTGGTATAAGGCTATGGCTTTGCGTACCGCAGCACCGCTGCAAAGAGATCGTGACAAGGCGTGGGTGTTTACATTACCCTCGTCCCCGACCTCGACAGCGACCGTTTAAAACGAAGTTTTCGTTCGGGAAGGAGAACGAGCATGCGAACCAAGGAAATTGACATCGACGGGCAGAAATACAAGATCGGCGCACTGAGTTTCGACCAGGTGGAAGCCTACCTCGCGCCTATGCCGGAGAACCTGGAAACCGACGACGAGAAGGCGAAAGCCTACAGGACGCGGGCGATCGAAATGATCTGCAGCGGACTGAACAACGGCATCCCGGAATCGAACGGGAACGTGCAGAAGGGTTGGGACGAAGCCCGGTTCCGCAAGGAGTGCGATTACGTGGTGTTCAACAAGCTGCACGACGAAATTCTTATCTTCTCCGGCCTGAAGCTGGAGACCCCGAAGCCCGAACTGCCGGGGGGGGTGTAGGCTCCGAAATCGATTTCGCCGACATTAGGAGCCGGATCGCCACGGCGACCGGGACGTCCTGGCCCGACATCGGCCGAATCCCCTGGCCCGACGTTTTGGCCTTGCATCGGCATTGGACCATGTTCCCACCGGCGCACGTGACCCTGGCCCTGATAATCGGAGCGGCCGGGAAAGCGACCTCGAACCAACCAGATCGGATCCGCGAGGAGGAGGACCGAGCGTTCGCCTCGTTGGGACCTGCGAGATCGTTCGATTCCCTGCCTCCGGTCGTCCAAGAGTTCCTGAAGGAAAACACCGGCAAACAGAAAGAGGTCTAAATGGGAAGCACCGACGCCTTACGCATCTTGACCCAGATGGACATCGGCCCGATCCTGTCGGGAATGAACGGGGCCGCCGACGCGGTTACTTCTGGAACCGGCAGGATGAACGCCGACTTCCAGAAAATGCAGGCTCAATTCGAGTCGACCGTCGCGGGCATGAGGGCCGAAGCCGAGCAGCTGCAGGCCCGAGTCGCGGAACTCGAAGCCCAACTCGCGAACGTGGGCAAGCGCGGGATCTCAAGCGCGACCGAAGCCCGACACGCCATGCGGGGCCTGGGCGAGGAAATAGGCATCCACATGCCTCGCTTCGTTTCCACCTTCCTGTCCTCCTTGGGTCCGGTCGCCACGGTCGCGGCCGCCGCCTTCACCCCGATCGCGATCGTCGGAATGATTCAAGTCCTCGGGCAGATCCCCGGCGCGATCGAGAAGGGCATCAGTTCGCTGCGCGGTTGGGACGCCGAAGCCAAGAAGACTTTCGAGGACTCGCAGGCCCACATCATCGCGATGACCCGCGCCATGATCGACGGCGCGAATTCCATCTCCAAGGCGCAGGCCACGGCCGGGAAAAGCGGCCTGGTCCGAACGGCCGCAGAGAAGGAAGCCCTCGACAAGGAGATCGCCAACTACGAGAAATACCAGACGACCCTGAAGGCCCAACTGTCCGCGTCTGAAAACGTGAAGAAGTCGATCGAGGTTTCCTGGAAAGGAATCGGCAGCGAAATGCTGCACGCGTTCGAGGGGATGCCCTCGCCGGAATCCTCGAAACTTTTCCTGCGGCCTTTCATGGGACCCGAACTCGACCAGGCGAAGACGAACATCGGAAACCTGAAGAAGCAGATCGAGGACCTCGACCTCACGTTGGTTCGGCTGCGGGCGCAGGCCAAGATCGTTCCGATCGAATCCGCAGGAGAGAGCGCCAAGGAGATCGACGAAACCAAGGACGCCAAGATCACCGCCGACCATCAGGCCGCGCTTGCCAAGGTCGAAACCGACAAAGCCGCGTTGGAAGAAGAACGACGCTTGAACAAAGTGACCCTGGACGAGTACGTCGCCCAGGCGAAAGCGATCGCCGCGCAGGAACTCGCGATCAACCTGGCGACGATCAACCAGAAACGCGCCCAGGCCCGCGCCGAAGAGAAGACGGTCGGGACTCCTGCAGGCCCGAAGATGGAAGCCCTCCGGGGCGAAGAAGTCGCGGCGCGGGAAACGACGGCCCGCGAGGTTCAGAAGATCGAAACGACGGCTGCGGCCGAGCGGATCACTCTGAACGAAAACGAAACCAAGGCCCGGATAGAAAACCAGAAGCGGTACCAGCTCGCCGTCGTCGCCGGCGAAGAGGAAGTGATCAAGGAACAGTACGCCGCGCACCAGATTTCGGCGGCGCAGGAGACGGCCCGGTTGACCGGCGTGGCCGACCAGAGGTTCGGAATCGAGAGGGCCGCGCTCGTGAAGGAAGTCGAGGAAGCGGGGAAGCAGGGCGAGAAGAAACGGGCGCTGTTGATAACCCTGCTCGGGCAACTGCAGACCCTAGAAGTGGAACACGCGAACTCTGTGCAGGCTATCAAGGCCGAGGGTACGCGAAAGGAAATAGCAGACCGTCAGATCGCCGAAGAGATCGCGTTGCGCGACGCCGAGGAAACGGCCGCGATGGAGTTGAAGTACGCACAGTTCGTCGACGCGCAGAAACTCAAAAGCCATCAGATCTCGATGAGCCAGTACGCGAAGGATCAGCAGGCCGCGCTCGACAAAAACTTCAACGACATGCGGACCGCCATGGACAAGTGGATCGCTTTCATGGAAGCCAACAACGAGAAGGGCACGCGGCAATACCAGATGGCCCTGGCGAAGCGAAAGGAACTCTACCAGAAATACATTCTGGATTCGGAGAAACTGACGGCCCAACTCAACGCGAAAGAGCAGGCGGCCATCCTTCAAATGCAATCGCTGTGGAACGGCGCGTTCACCCAATGGATCACGGGGCACGAAACCCTGGCGAAGGCGGTCGTGAAAGCCTGGGACACGATGCTGGTCGGGATCGTCAACAACCTCCTGAAGATGCTCGAACAAATGTTGGTGAACTACGCCATGCAGAAAGCGGCTTCGAGTAAAAACATCCTGCAGCAGGCCAAGGAAGCGGCCGCGAAAGCCTACAACGCGATGGCGGGCATCCCTTACGTCGGCCCCGTTCTCGGCGCTGCGGCTGCGGCGGCCGTGTTCGCGGGCGTGATGGCTTTCGGTACGGCGGCGAAAGGCGCGGTGGCTCCCGAGGACATGATGATGTTTCAGCACGCGAAGGAAATGACTTTGCCGGCGCACCTGTCCACGGGCGTCGAGGCCATGGTGAAAGCCTACACCTCCGGAGCGGGCGCGGGAGGACCGGCGGCCATGCGAGGCCCCGCTCCCACGATCAACTACCAGCCCACGGTGTACGGTGAGAAACAGTGGGCGAAGAAAATGCTTCGTCAGCACTCCGACGAACTCGGTGCGATCGTCCAACAACTGATGCGCGACGGAAAAGTTCGCGCCTATTGAGGCGTCATGAGCAACGACGTTTACCCGAACGCGGTACGAGGCTTGACTTTCACGGTGGTTCGAGCTCCGGAATTTTCCACCGTCGTTCACTCGGCCCCGAACTTTCAGCAGACCCGAATCAGGCAGGCGGCCAACCCGCGCTGGCATTGGGAATTGAAGTACGATTATTTGAAAAACATCCCGACCGACCTGGCGCCGACCCTGACGCAAACGGACCTGGCGACCCTCTTCGGTTTCTTCCTCGGGCACTGCGGCGAGTGGGACGACTTCGTTTTCAACGACGCGCAGACGCCGGACAACTCGGTCGGACCCGCCCTGATAGCGGGGAATCCGAACCCGAACGCGCAACTGCAACTCCTGCAGGACAGCGAAACGTCGGTTTGGTATTCGCCGATCCAAAGGAATTTCGGCGGCTGGTTCCTCGAAGACATCGCGGACCTGAACGGCGCGATCGCCGTGTACGACAACAAGGTGCTGAAGACGTTGAACACTCACTACCAGGTCCTCGGACCCGGACTCGCGATCCCCGGATACTCGTTCGCCGGCAAGTACCTCGAATGGCTTTACACGCCGACGGGTCCGATCAACGTCGCGTTCAATTTCTATTTCCGCGTCCACTACGAAATGGACCGCCTGGACTTCGAAAAATTCATGGACCGGCTTTGGACGGGCGGGGGACAGCGGGGCGGCAGTTCCATTAAAATCGAAACGTCGAGGATATACATCCCGTCATGAAAAGAGTCATCAACGGAAAGAACATCGACACGACGACCTCGGTGATCGCGTGGTTGAAGTCCATCAACAACCCGATGATCTGCTGCCTGTACCTCATCGGGGAAGTGGACGACCCGGACGCGCTGTTCCTCACCGATTGGGATTCGCCCTTGCGCTATTCGCTTTACGGGACCTTCTGGCCCGCCGTGATCTCCCGCGCCCAGGTCCCGAGTAAGATCGGTTTCGAGGTCGCGAAGCTGCAGGTCAGTTACTCTCCGAAGTCGGCCCCGACTCAGTCCATGGCGACTGCGGACCCTTACCAGCGGGCGCAGGAAAGTTTCTACGACGATTGGCCGATGCGGATCTGGAATTGCTACATGCCCACGCGCGGCGACGCGAACACGTACGGGTGTTCGGAACTCTTCGGAGGCCGGATCGGGGACACCGAAATCGACCGCGGCGAAATCCGTTTCGCCTGCACGAGCTTCCTGGACGTGGTCAACCAGATGGTACCGGCCCAGGTGATCGAGATCACGAACCCGATGGCTGCGGCCACGGGCGCTGTTCCTCCTCCGGGCATGTCGCAGATCCCGCAGTTCAACGTGATCGCCGGCAGCACGCAGACGGAACTGATCTGCGATTGCACCTGGCCCGACGCGCACCACCTTTTCGCGGACGATTCGTTGCACAACGGCTTCATCGTTTTCAACAAGGCCCCAGGCGCGACTCTCGGCGGGCAATGGTCGGGGATCCAGAACAACAGGACGATCAACGTCGGAGGGAACAACTACAACGCGATCACCCTGTACGCGCGGATGCCCTTCGCGCCGACTCCCGGATCGGACACCTTTTATCTTTCGGGCAAAGCGCCCGTCAACCAGGGAGACCAGGGCGCGGACTATTACGGCTTCCCGTATCTGCCCATGCCGGAGTCGAGCATATGACCGAAGACGAGCTCCGAAAGAAAGTGATCGAAGAAGCCTTGACCTGGCTCGGGACTCCTTACCACATCGGAGCGAGGATCAAAGGAGTCGGGGCCGATTGCGCGACGTTCATCCTGCAGGTGTTCGTCGACTCCGGGATCTTCACCGACGAACGGCTCGGGAATTTCTCGGGCGATTGGTGGTGCCACGCGACCGACGAGAAATACGCGATCCACGTTTTAAGGCACGCCCACAAGGTCCTCGAATCCGTCTGCTATCGGTCGCTGAAGATAAAGCCTGGGAGCATCGTCCTCGGGAGAGTCACCAGGTCGAAGGTGCTGAACCACGGCGCGATCGTGATCGACTATCCGAAAGCGATCCATTGCATCGCCCCGCGCGTGTGCTTGACGAACCTGTCGATCGACGCGCTTTGGTCCTACGTTCCCATCGAAGTGTTTGATCCTTTCCAGGAAAGGAAACCGGAATGAGTCTCGGGAAGGCAAACAACGCGGCCGTTCGGCCTTCGGGCCTGGGAACCCAACTGCAGTCGTCGACGTACGGTTCTGTGATCCCGACCATCATCGGGCGAACGCGCACGACCATGTCGTTGATCTGGTGCAACAACCTGCAGCAGCACGGCGGCTCGGGCAAGAAAGGCAAAGCGGGAGGAGGGAAGAAAGGCAGCGCCACCACGTACACCGAGGCCGTGGACTTCCTCCTCGGGTCGAACCCGATCGTCAGCCCGCTGCAGATCTGGGCGGATCAAGATCAAAACTATCTTCTCAACTTCACGGCGCACACTTCCATCTGCGTGTCGGGCGGTTCCGAAACGGTTTCGTTCGTCGACAACCGTTTCTATTGCATCCTCGGCGTGTCGCTCATGACGAAGTACGACGTCACGTTCGACGATTACGGAGGAGGAGGGCCGCAGGAGTTCTCCAACCTCTTCGACCAAACCCCGCTTTGGAACGCGGCGACCGCAGGCCCCGACCCGACGAATCCGACGGCGTATCGCAAATGGCCCTTCTGTTTCTACTGGCTTCCCGGCTCCGGGCCTTCGATAAAAATTCCGGCGATCCCGCTCGGACTTTTCGACCCGTTCGTGAACGACCCCGGATACATGCGCGTGACGATCTACTACGCTCAGTTGCAGCCGGGAAAACAAAGCCCGGTCGCGCAACTGCGCCTCGGGTTCGAGCCTCAACTCGGAGAAGGAAACGAGTACAGCGGGTTCGAGGACCAGCAACTCATCTATCCTCCTTTCGCCGGACTCGGATCTCCGAACTTGGACCTCGGCGGCGGCGGTCTCATTCCGAACATACGGCTCGAAGTCGTCGGGTCGTTTCCTTACTACAGCACCGGCGACGCCGAACACGCGGACATGGTCGAGGACATTTTCAAGGCCGCCCAAGCGCAGGCCGCCTACGGGTTGGCCCAGGCCCGCACTTCCCTGCAACGGGGCCTGCAGTGTTACGAGTTTCCGGGAGCCACGCAAAAGAAAGCCTACGCTTGCGCCGACGGAACGAAGTCGCCCATGCAAGCGCCGGTGTTCGATCTCGGCTGCGGCTCCGGGGTCCTCCTCGCGGCCGCGAGCGCGGCTTCGGGTTGGAGTGCGGCCGCCACGATTTCAGACGACGCCGGACACGTTTGGAACGCGCTGGTGCCCGACCAGCGATCGGCGCAACGGCAGATCTGGTACGCCCTGCCCGACGACGTGGGGAACGCCGCGATCGACCCGGTGGCGTTGAACCTGGCGGGAGCGAACGCCGACTTGCAACTCCTCGAGATCTCGGGTTTAGATTCGGCCGCCCTCGACGCGTACCAGGTTTATCAGTCAACGGGATCCGGAGGGCAGACGAGCCTGACGGGTTCCATCACCACGACGAACGACCCGGGGAAGCCCGCGTACATCGTCGCGTGGGTGTTCTCCGCGAGCCCGATGGACCCGACCAAGTGGAAGCCTCGAACCCCGTTGAAAGTTTTGATCGCTCCTCAAACCGGAAGCCTGCAGCGGAGCGATTACGCGATCGTGCGCAACCCCGGCACGTACTCGTTCACCTACGACCTCGCCGGAACGATGGGAGACTCCCAAGAGTGGACGTTGGTTCTCGTCGCCCTGAAGGCGACCCAACCGGCAAGCTACGCGAAGCCGCTGCAGAACATCCTCGACGACGACACGCTGGACCTGTGCCGTTTGCAATGCAGGGCGAACGGCCTGAAGGGAAGCCTTTGCATGGACTCCCAGAAGAAGGCTTCGGATTGGTTGGGAGACATCTACACGGCGATGAACGCCGCGCCCGTGTGGTCGGGCTTCCGGTTGAAATCCATTCCGCTCTCCGAAGTCTCAGCCGTAGGCAACGGGGCTGTATATACAGCTCCGACGGCGAGCGGACCCGTCGTGGACCTGGGCGAATCCGATTTCGTCGCGGACCCAGGCCAGCCGATGATCACGATCAAGCACAAGGCCCGCGTCGACTCTCCCAACCTCCTGCAGATGCAGCATCCGAACCGCGCCAGCAACTACGTCGACATCAACACGTCGGACCCTTACGCCGGTTCGATCGCCAACTACGGGACGCGCAAGAGCTCGCCCGTGGTCAACCGGACCGTTCAGGACGACACGATCGCGCGGATGCTCCTCGGGATCATGACTCGCCGGCAGAACGTGCTGCGCAACGATTACCAGTTCACCCTGCAGGGCCGTTGGAAGCTGCTGGAAGCGATGGACCTCGTCACCATCAGCGATTCGATCCTCGGGCTTTATTACTTCCCCGTTCGCCTGAAGGAAGCCAACGAAAACAAGGAACACGACGTCGAGTGCATAGCCGAGCCTTTCGTCTACGGCCTGCACGCGCCGATCGAGGCTTCCATCACCGACCACGTTCCTTACGATCCGGGAAAGCTGCACGTGCCCGACAGCGTGAACGCGCCCGCCTTCATCGAGGCCGTCGCCGGAATGGAGGACTCGCCCACGGGTCCGGAACTCTGGATCGGGATCTCGGACGCAGATCCTTTGTACGGCGCGTGTCAGGTTTACGTTTCGACCGACGGCGGGACCTCCTACAAACTCCTGGGGTCCGCGATCGGCAACGCGGTCACCGGCGCGGTCCAAACCGAATGGCCCGGAGGACAGGACCCCGACACGACGAACGACCTGCACGTGGACCTCACCGAATCGCTCGGCGCTTTGCTCTCGTACGGGATCGCGGACGAGGACGCGTTCGTCTATCCTTGTTACGTCGAGGGCGGCTCGGCCGAGGTTCCTTACGAGGTCATGTCCTACGCGGTCGCAGATCCCACGGGCGCGAACAAGTACGCGCTGAAGGCCACCGGAGGAGGAAACCACCTTCGGCGCGGCGCGTTCTTCACGGCGATCGCGGACCACCCGGTCGGGAAGCGTTTCGTTTTTCTCGACCCCACGTCCAAAGGAATTTTCAAATTCGCGCTGGACCCGACCTGGATCGGGCAGACGTTGTATTTCAAATTCCCCGCGATCAACAAATACGGCTTCGGCCTGCAGGACCTCTCGGACTGCACGGCCTATCCTTTCACGCCCTTGGGAATCTGGAAGGCGGTCATCCAGACCAACGCGCCCGATCAGATTTGGAGGATCGGCGTTCTGCGCGGCGACAACATCCTGTTCGGATGCCTGGCGAGGAAGAACAACGCTGACGTGGACGAAGCCGAATTCCGGGCCTCGCTCGTTCCGATCGGAACCACGGTCGATCACGTCGACATGCGGCTGCCGGCAGAAGGAGGGACGTTCGTCCCGGACGGCGTCACGAAGTATTCGGTCACGGGCATCAAATCGACCTGGGCCGGGGCGCATTGGGTGATCTTCTTCACCACGCATCGGGGCCAGTGGTATTACACGTTCCGGCTTCACAGCCAATCGGGCGGGTGGTCGAACTGGACCGAGGGCAACCTCGTGCCTCAGTACGTGGTCGACTACGTCAACACGGAGCAAAGCAGCCTGGTCGATTCGGGTCCTCCTGCAGGCTGGACCGTTCAGGTGATCGCGGGTCCGATCGACGGCACTTGTCAGGTCGTGGCGAGCCGACCCGCGACGAACGGCCACCGGATTCCCTTCGTTGAATTCCAGGTCCGCGACGCTTCGTCCTCTGGTGCATGGCGGGGCCTGGACGAAGACGCGGGCGCGGCCGCCACTTACTACGACGGCTCGGGAGTTTCTCACACGTACGACCCGGTCAATCAAACTCTGACCCGCGACGACGCGACGCCCTTCGGACTCAGCGGCGACAAGGCGTACATGCTCATCTACGATCAACGCGCGGGTCTGTTCAACAAGCAATACTGCGATTGGGGCGGCCTTTCGATCGGGCAAGTTTCCGGCAGCGTCATAAGCGGGTTGACCATCCAGTTTTCGTTCGCGCCCACGGGCGGGCTTTACCACAACGTCCGGATAAAAATAATCCGCGCGCCCTGGGATTGGAACGACTCGAACCCGACGAACGACGACGGATTCCAAGGCATCAACGGGTACAACGGCCTGCAACTTTGGGATCAACCCTCGGCCGGAGACTTGAGCAGCCGGACCTTCACGAGCGCACCGTTTCAGATCCCCGCAGGAAAAACTTTGCAGGACATGCAGGGCCGCGTTTGGTTCGCCAACTATTATTCCTTCAGCGACGACGCCACCGTTTCGCCCTCGCCTTCTCCGGACGCCCCGACGGGTCCGAGTTTCATCACGTATCTCACCGACGCGCCCGTCGTGAATGTCGACTGCAGCCAGGGGCCTTTGTTCAAATTGAAGCTGACGGGCAACCACGCGCTCGGGACCCTGACGAACATGTACGACGGCGAGTTGATAGGAATCGTGCTCCAACAGGACGTGGTCGGCACCCGCACGTTCAGCCTCGCGTCGAGCACTCCTTCGGTCCGCTTTGGAACTCAGGTCAAGTCGAGCGATTACGTTTTGTCGACGACGCCCGGAGCGCAAGATTATTTGATCCTGTGTTACTGCGCGGCCGACAACGTCTTCGACGTGGTTTCCTTCACTCCGGGATACGGTGCATGAGCGACTGGATCGAACGCCAACCCGCAGGAGCGGTCGACAAACTTTGGGATTGCCTCGCCGGCAGCGGCGACGGAATGACCCTCATAGTTTGCGCGGCGAATTCCCGGATCTGGGTTTCCACGAATCGCGGTATTTCCTGGACCGAAGTCCAACCGGCCGGGAACGTGTCGCGGAATTGGCACGCGGTGGCCTGCAGCGCGAACGGCGCGGTGATGATGGCGGCCTGCATCAGCACCAACGGCCGCCTTTACGTTTCCACCAACACCGGGTCTTCCTGGTCGGAAGTCCAACCGGCCGGGGCCGCCGATAAAAACTGGATGACCTGCGCCGTCAGCGGAGACGGCCAAACCATGTTGGCGGGAATATACACGGGGCGGCTTTATCTTTCCACGAACCAGGGATCGAGTTGGTCCGAGGTTCAACCGGCCGGGGCCGTGAGCGCGATGTGGACCTCCTGCGCGATTAATTCCGACGGGACCAAAATGATCTGCTGCGCCCAGACGGGGCGCGTTTGGGTTTCCACAAATCAGGGCGGCGCGTGGACCGAGGCCGTTCCTTTTTAGAGGGCTAAATGTCGAGTTGGGCCGAAAGACAACCAGCGGGCGCGAACAACAAACCCTGGTTCGGCGGCGCGATGAACAACGCCGGCGACTATCTTTTTGTCGGGGCCTCTTCGGGTCGGCTCTACACGTCCACGAACGGTGGAAGCAGTTGGACGGAGCGCCAGCCGAAAGGCGCTGCTGACGGATCGTGGTTTTGTTGCGCCATGAGCAGCGACGGCATGACGTTGATCGCGGGCGACAACGCCGCCCGCATGTGGATCTCTTTCGACAACGGCGCGACCTGGTCGGAGATCCAACCGGCCGGGAACGTGAACAAAAACTGGATGACGGTCTGTTGCGATTTCACGGGCCAAGTCATCTATTGCGGCGTCAACTCCTCGCAAAACACCATCTATAAATCCCTCGACGGTGGAACCAACTGGTCGACTATCACGTTGAACGCGAGCACGTTCACCTGCCAGCAGATTTCGTGCGACGAGACGGGGCAGAAAGTAGTGGTCGCCGCGACCGGGACGAGCGCCGGTGGGATTTACGTTTCGCTCGACGGCGGCGCGACTTGGTCGAGGAACACGGCCACCGCTGGAACGAGCGTGCAAATGGCGGCCGTAGCCAGCAACGGATCGCTTTACCTGATAGCGAACGCGACGCGGATGTACATGTCCACGGACGACGGCGGGAGCTGGACGGAAACTCAACCTGCGGGCAACGTGAACAAATCCTGGCACACCAGCCCGCGCGGGATCTCTGCGGACGGGCAGACGGCCCTGGTGGGCGTTTGGAGTTCCACCACGACGGGACGGCTTTATTCGACGACGAATCAATGCGGGAGTTGGACCGAGGAACAACCTGCAGGCGCGGTCGACGCGGCTTGGCGCGGCTGCATGGTCGTCAGTTTGGACAGCAGTTATTTCATGGCGGGCGTTTTCAACGGGCGTCTTTATTCCACCACCCCGACGCCGACGATTCCTTCGGGCACGAATCGGAATTGGACGAGAGTCGCGATCAGCCCGGACGGCGCGAAGGTGATGGCCTGCGCCGGGATGTCCCGCGTCGGCTCGTCGACGAACGGCGGCTCCTCCTGGTCCGAAGTTCGACCCGCAGGGAACGCGAACAAAAACTGGCGCACCGTTTCCGTCAGCGACGACGGCACCGTCATGATGGCCGGGATCGGGAACGGCCGTTTGTATAGTTCGGTGAACAGCGGGTCCTCCTGGAGCGAAGAACAGCCAGCAGGCGCGGTCGACAAATATTGGAACACGTCGACCTGCGGCTCGACGGGCCTCATGAAAACCGTGGCGGCCTACGGCGGCCGGTTCTACACGCAGGGAACGCTCGCGCCGGTCGGAAACATCTCCGGGTATCCTTATCCGAAAAGCGCTTCGCTGATGGGAAAGATCGTCACCGGCTCGATCTCCGGTTACCCGTACGTGAGATCCCCGATGGGAATGATTTGCACGGGATCCATTTCCGGATATCCTTATCCGAGGTCGCCGATCGAGACGGGGTTCACCGGCAACATTTCAGGCTATCCGTATCTGAGGAGTCCGATCGAAAAGGACCTCGTCGGGTCCATCAGCGGTTACCCGTACCCGCATCACTCCCTGGAATTCGACGCGGCGGGTTCGATCTCGGGCTTTCCTTTTCCGCTGAGCAGCTATTCGTTCACGCCCGGTGGGAAAAAGAATTTCACCGAGTTCTATTTGCTTTTGATGCAGGAACAGCGGCGAAAAATCCGCAATCCTTAACGGAGGATTTATGGGACACTTTCTGTTCATGGTGTTGATGGCGATGGGCGCGGCCCTGCTGTTCGGCGTCGGGTTGATCCCGGACGCGGCCGAAGTCACCTGGTTGAAGATGGTGACGAACAACACGGCGCCGCTGAACGTCATCCTGAAGCTGTACAAAAACAACTACACCCCGGTCGCGGGAAGCACCGAAGCCAGTTTCACCGAAGCCACCTTCACCGGGTATAGTTCCATCGAACTCGCGGGCGCGAGTTGGGGCTTCACGCAGGCTTCTCCCTCTCACGCGGACTACGCGCAGCAGACTTTCACGAGCTCGGCCGACCAGACGGCTCAAACCATCTACGGTTATTATCTCGTTCAAAAAACGAGCGGCTACATCATGGGTGCCGAAGCCTTCGCTTCGCCGTTCACGATCGCCAACAACGGCGATACCATCAAGGTCACCCCCGTCTTGTACCTGAGAGAAGCGACCGAATAACGCACCACCACTTTCCAGGAGACGACCCGATGCCCGAGCACAAAAGAGCAACCGACGCGGAAAACGACGCCGTCGTGATCAAACCCAAAACGGTAGGAATTTTCGGACTGATCGTTTCGACCGTCGCCATCCTGGTCGGAGTGGGAATCAGTTGGGGCGAAACGCACAACGAAATCGGAAATTTGCAGAAACAGTACGCGCAAACGGACGCGAATCTTCAGGCGCTGGCGAAAGAATTCCACGACCATCAAGCCACGGCCGACATCCACATGGACAAATCGTTCAAAGAGGACATGCTTCGACGCATGGACGGCCTCACGAATTTGCTCGTGGAACACATGGGCGTCAAACTGCCGCGAAGGGCCGTCGATCCTTCAGGGCGCTGACGGTTTTTATTGCTTCGATCGTATCCGGCCGAGTGTATACTGCGCCGAAGGAGGTCAACCCAATGATTCAAACTTCTTGTTTCCTAATCGCGCAACGTTTCGTCGGATTAAAAAAGATTCACGACAAGGTGGCGAACCCTCAGATCGTCGCCATGCTGCAGCTTGAGGACCCCGGCATCACGCAGGACGAAGTGCCTTGGTGTTCGGCCTTCGCCAACTACGTCGCGTGGTTGCTGCGCCTGCCTCGAAGCAAAAGCCTGGCAGCCCGATCGTGGCTGCAGGTCGGGAGCGTGGTTTCGATCCACGACGCGATCGTCGGAAACGACGCGGTGATCCTGAAACGGGGCCCGGAGCCGCAACCAGGTCCGGACGTGATCGACGCGCCCGGACACGTCGGCTTCTTCGCCGGCGCAGGTCCGCTCGGAGCGAACGGCTGGCCCTCGTCGGTGTATCTTCTCGGCGGCAACCAAAACAATTCGGTCTGCGTCGAACCGTTCCAAACGTCGGCCATCTTAGGAGTGCGAAGGTTGAATTCGTAAACATCTTGTCGCGGCCTAGCCTTCCATGGGGCGAAAAGAGAACGCCTTCCCGCTCTCCCCGGCCGCGGCAATTCCAAACGCGGGAAGCAGTCAGGAAGGTGACACAATGCAGCATCCGAACGTGCATCAACCTTGGGCCTCATGGTCCGAGGCGCAAATCCTTCACGTAGCTACATCCTACAGCAATCCGTTCCGGTGGCGCACGCGGCGGGAGTTGGTCAACGACTTTCGCCGGCACATGGGGTCGTCCGCGAACGTGGCGCTGCACGTGGGCGAACTGGCGTACGGGGATCGGCCGTTCGAAGTGACGAGTCCGGAAGATCCTTTCGACGTGCAGCTGCGCACGCGGCACGAACTGTTCCACAAGGAAAACATCTTGAACCGGGTCATTCAGGCTTTCCCGTCGGATTGGCAATACGGGGCCTGGGTTGACGCCGACTTCCACATCACCCGGCACGATTGGGCGCTGGAAGCGATCCACCAACTGCAGCACTACGATTTCGTGCAGTTGTTCTCGGGGTACGCGGACCTGTCCGGAAGCACCTACGGGATCGCCCACCTGCCCACGAGGATCACTCCGAGTTTCGCCTTCAACTACGTTCAAAACGGCTATCGTCTGCCCGACGGGTACGAAAACGGCGGGTGGAGGAAGAAGGGCGTCGACCTCGGATATTACGGCAAGCCGATGCCTCCGGGAGTCCGGGGCGGGGTCGGGGCGACGGGCGGCGCATGGGCCTTTCGTCGTTCCGCTTTCGACCTGGTGGGACGCCTGTTGGATGAGTGCATCCTCGGGCACGGCGATTGGTTCATGACGTTCGGCCTGGTCGGAGAAGAAGCGCCCGACATGCACATCGACGGATACTCGGACGACTACAGGAGAGCGATCCTGTCTTGGCAACGCAACGCGGCCCGCATCAAGAAAAACATCGGGTACGTCGACGCGTTCGCCGTCCACCACTTCCACGGGTCCAAGGCTCGGCGCGGGTACGCCAGCAGGGACACCATCCTCGTGAAGCATAAATTCGCGCCCTCGTCGGACCTGCGAAGGGATTGGCAGGGCATCTACCAGTTGACGCCGGACAAACCGAACTTGCGCGACGCGATCCGCGCGTACTTCATCTCGCGAAGCGAAGACGATCCGAATCTTTACGGATCCGAAAAACCGTTGATCTAAACTGAAAGGAGAAAATCCACCGTGCAAATTTTCAAACTTGGAAAAGGCCCGCGCAAAATCGACGCGCGAAATTTGAAACTCTCGAATTACATCAAGGCCCTTCCGACCCCGCCAGGTCCCGAGCAAAGTTGGGTGATGGAAGTGATCGATTGGCCGATGTTCCTGAACGACCAGCTCGGCGACTGCGTCATCGCAGGCGCAGCCCACATGATCCAACAATGGGATTACTACTCGCGCAAATCATTCCTGCTGCCCACCGATCAACAGGTGCTGAAAGCCTACGAGGACGTGGGCGGTTACGTCCCCGGAGATCCCAACAGCGACAACGGGTGCAACATGCTCGACGCCCTGAAGTATTGGAGGAAGACCGGAATCGCCGCGCACAAGATCGGCGCGTTCGTCGAGGTCGACCCCAAGAACCTGTACGAGGTGGCCGTGGCCGTGTGGCTTTTCGGGAACCTCTACACCGGCGTCGCCCTTCCGATCTCGGCCCAAGGCCAGTCCGCGTGGGTCGTTCCGGAAGGAGGAACGAAGAGCGAGCAGGGCCAGCCGGGAGGTTGGGGCGGCCACTGCGTGCCGATCATGGCCGTCAGCCCGAAGACGCTCACTTGCATCACCTGGGGCATGCGGTTGAAGATGTCCCACAATTTCTTCGCGGATTACTGCGAGGAAGCCTACGCCGTTTTGTCTGAGGATTGGATCAATCGACTCGGAATCGCGCCCAGCGGGTTCGATTTCGACACCCTGAAAGCCGATCTCGCGCAACTGTAAGCAACAGGCTTTTTAACTTTCGAATGAAAAGGAGTCTCCCTTGAGACATCTAAAATCTTATGTCGCGGTTTTTCTCGTCGCGTTGTTGTTCTCCTCGTGCAGTCCCGAGACTACAATCACGATCGCCTTGGACGCGATCGCCGTGGCCTCGGAAGCCGTTCCCGCGATCGTCGCTCCTTTGGCGGCGGCCGGGAAGATCGACCAGGCCACGGCGAACGCCATCTACGCCTATTGTCAGGCCGTCAGTTCGGCCGACGTTCAGGCCATCCAGGAATGGCAATCCACGGACCCGCTCCCGATAAAGATAACGAAGATGTCGGCCGCGTTCGCGGCTGCCGTCGCTCCGAACATACCGGGGCTTCCTCCTGAAGCGCAGGCGGCCATCCGGGCGATTTCGGCGGCGATCCAGGATCTTCTGTCTTTGCTCTCCCAACAGCAGACCCGGAAACTCGGCGTCGCCGGCAGCCCGACTCCTTCTCCTCCTCTTTCTAGCAAGGACCTGAAGAAGCTGGAGAAGTCGCTGGCCCTGGCCCAGAAGACGATCGCGACCTGCAAAACCAACCTCCGCAAATGACCTCCTCGGCGCGGGGTCCTCAGGGGCCTCGCGCCGGTCCTCCTTCCTTCTATTCTTCCTTTATTCTCATGTTTTATCATTTATATAGACATATGTTTCGTTATCTTTTATAATCCCCGATCATGAAAACCAAAACGCAAACCCAAACCCTCGGAATGAAACTAAAACGGTATCGAGATGAGCACGATTTAACGCTCGCGCAGGTCGCTGAAAAAACCGGCCTCAAAGTCCTCACGATCTGGCGTATTGAAAAGGATCGGGTTAAGCCGTTCGGACGCACGATCTATAAACTCGAACAAGCCTTGCCGGGATTCAAGGCCCTGCAGGAGTAACGATAATGCCCGCACTGATTGATCTAACCGGAAAACAGTTCGGCAGGTGGAGAGTCCTCGAACGCGCGTCTGTTAAAAAGGGAACGAGCGTATGCTGGATTTGTCTTTGCGACTGCGGCAAGAGACGGGTTGTAGCCAGCGCCAATCTTATCCGAGGAGACAGCCGATCTTGCGGATGTTTTAACCGCGACAAGATCCGCGCTGCCTGCCTTGTGCATGGAAATTCACCTAAGAAAGGCCAGACTCCGGTCTACAACTCTTGGTGCAAAATGATCGGCAGATGCGAAAACCCCCGAAACCGAGCGTTTCCTAATTATGGCGGGAGAGGGATAACGATCTCTCCGAAGATTCGCTCCTTTCAAAATTTTTACAGCTTGATGGGTGACCGTCCAGCAGGGATGGAGATCGAGCGGATATGTAACGATGGCGACTATGCGCCTGGGAACATTCGATGGGCTACGCACAAGGAACAGCAGAGAAACAAACGCAATAACCATCTTTTGACGTACAACGGGAAAACCCAATGCGTTACTGCCTGGGCAGAGGAACTTGGATTGAAACGAGCCACAATCGAAAAACGCATCCATCACGGTTGGCCCGTTGAGCGACTTCTTTCTCCGGTGAAACCTCAAAAAGTTCTAAAGGTTTCACCATCTCCTGACGATAAGAACGGCAGGAGGGAAAGAAAATGAGACAGACCCCGAAAGTAATCGCAACCAGGACGATTTTGATAGGAGGAAGAATCTGCACCCAATTCCTGATGGCGGGAATAATCCCGCGTCAGCATTTTTGGCTTACCTGCGGAGCGGCCCCGAAAGAGGCCGCTTCGTCGGTCCTTTCAGAGTTCCCGCAAGAGCGACCCTCGATTCCGCTGGCCTTCGGGGCAACCCCGAGGCCAGGGGAACCGTGGATCGACCACGGAAGGCGAGCGCAGGATCTTGAGATCGGTTCATCCCGTCGCGGCCTACAAAACTCAGAACTTGATCAGGAGACAAAACCATGAAGTCAGGAAAGTCGATCGTAGAATTAGCGAAACAGTTGGAAGACATCCGCAACAACTCGAAAGATTTCATCGTGCCCACCGCGAAGCTGAGCATGAAGGTCGTCGGCATGGAACGGGGCCTCACCCAACCCCAACCGCTGTTGACCTTCACGAACGGCGGCGAAGTCGAATTGGAAATGAACGATTGGGCCAACCGGCAGATGGCCGAATATACCAAGATCCCGCAGGTGTATTACGACCGCATCCGGCACGAGAACCCCGCGCTTTTCCAGGACAGCGTCAACCACGGATTGACCCGCGAAGCATCGACGAGCGCGATCGCCGGCAAGGTCGCAGACTTCAAAACGGAATAGTGGACTTATAAAATTCGTCGGATATATGATGCCTGCGCTCGCTGTAAAGACGATCGAAAACGTAATGATCTTTATTAAAGGGATTCGAGGCCCCATCGCCTCGATAGAAGCCGGTCAGGCGATCGGCGTTGCATTTAACCAAGGAGAAGTTCCGGGTTGTTTGATGGGAACGCCTGAAATCTACGGTCAAATTCGTTCCAAAGTGAAGTCCAAGGGAAGGGCCGTCTTCACCCGAGGGCGGCCCGCTCTCGGAAAGGAGATCGATGGACTCATTCAGATACAAAATCGGAGACACCGTCACCCTGAAGCTGTCCGGGGAAACGGGAATCGTGATCGGACGCGCCGAATACATGGACGCCGAGGAAGGTTATCTCCTTCGGTACAAGGGCGCGGACGGCCGCCAGGTCGAATCGTGGTGGACCAACTCCGCGATCGCGTAAAAGATTCCTGGACCCGCGCCCAGGATGCAGCAACCGGCCGCAGAGGACGGGACCCTCTGCAGTGTAGGAACTTGCGGACGGGGCCGAACGCGGCGGCCCTGGAAATAGAAAGGGCCGGTCGCAGGACCGGCCCCGGAAGTCACCCAGAAAAGTCAATCGCATTGAAAGGATACTATGGAAGAGCAGGAAATCAAATTAATTAAAATGTCGAATATCGGATGCATCGAAACGCTGCAAATCAAGCCCGACATCATTACGACGATCTCCGGAGAGAACGGCGTCGGGAAAAGCAGCGTGATCAAAGCCCTGCAATCACTCATCGAGCCTGGAGGTTGCCCGGATCTGTTAAGGGACGGGGCCGAAGAGGGCCGCGTTGAACTGTACCTTAAAAGCGGGATCGCGATAATCGAGATCATCACGAAGGACCGAACCCGTCGAGACGTTAAACATCCAGAATTCGGGGTTCTTCCCCGGCCCGCCGAGTTCATCGGAAAGATCATCAGCCGGATCGCTTTCGACCCGGCCGGTTTCCTTACGGCGAAACCTGAGAAGCGGGTCGAGATCTTTCTCAAGTCGCTTCCTAAGACGATCACGGCCGAACAAGTATCCTTCCTTCCTCCGAACCTGGTCGCCCTGGTCGACCTTAGTCAACATGCGCTCAAGACGATCGGCGACGACAAGTCCGGGCTGTACGGTCTGCTGTACTCGAAGAGGAAGGAGGTCAACGCAGTCATTGCCGACAAGAAGGGAATGATCGGGGAACTGGAACGGACCCTTCCCCAGGCACCCGCTCCTGACGCGACCTGGCAAGGCCGCCTGCAGGAAATGAGAGACCAACTCGCCGTGCTTGAAGACAACACGACGGTGGCTGCGACGGCCATCAACAACGACGCGGACGCGGCCTACGAAGCGAAGAAAGACATTTGCACCCACGTCACTAAGGACCTCGAAAACGGACTCGTGGCGATGATCGACAAGCTGAAGGAGGAAGCCCGCGCCAAGATCCGCGAGATCGAAACCCAACGGGACGCAGAAATCGAACGGTGGAGGGCCGACACGGCGAACGCCGTCAAGACGGCCGAGGCCGCGCGAGATCAATCCATCGGAGAGATCAACAACCAATGCGAAGCGGCCCTCGGTGAACTGAAGAAAGGATACAGGCCCGAGCACGATCGCCTGACGGGCGACATCGCGAAGGCCGAAACCATGCTCGAACAGGACGCCAACTCCAAAGCCGCGCGGGAGCTGGTGGGCAAAGTGAAAGGCGAACTCGCCAATAAACAGATGGAGGCCGACGCCATCAGTTTACAGATGGAAAAACTGCTCGGCCTGAAAACCTCGCTGCTGTCCGAACTCCCGATCAAAGGAATGGAGTTGATCGAGGGGCGCTTGTTCTACAACGGGGAACCTTTCGACCGGATCAACGACAGCAAGAAACACGACATCGCCGTCGAGATCATGTGCCTCAACAAAGGGCAGTTGGGCCTGATGGTTCTTGACCGCGCCGAGATATTCGACGATCGCCATTGGAAGCTGTTCCAGGAAGCTTGCATCCGAAGAGGAGTTCCCATCTTCGCGGCGAGGGTGACGAACCAGCCGGGGCTGCACGTCGAAACCAAAGGAAAGGAGCAATGATGGACAAACTCGAAATCACAGTCGGCGGGAATACATTTCCGGTGGCAATCGACAAGAAAGGATTGTTCTGCGCGACCGCGACGGACGGCTCGCAATTATGTTGCGCTACGTGGGCGCAACTGCGGGAACGGCTATCGACGATCGTCAAATCCAAGCCCGCGAACATCCGGTTTATAGAAATAGAGGAAGACTGCGAGGGCATAACGTTCAAAGAAGGCGTTGGGCTCTCGATCCATTCCGGTAACAACAACGTGATGGTCAGGTACGGGAAGAAAGCGCCGGAACAGCTATCCCGGTGGGGAACCAATAACATTTACGACCTGCGAATCAACCGCGAAAAGGTGAAGCAATTAAAAGCAGACTCTAACCGGGCCGAAAAAAAACTGCAGGATTACCTGACGCGATTCTGGCTAGACCTCTATAAAGCCGTAAGCGATAAGGCGGGAAAGGAGAAAAGCGAATGATAGATCCTAACGACCTGCTGGTTACGAAAAAGCGGCACCTGTCCATCAGCCAACTCAACATGCTCTCCAAGTGCGGCGAGCAATACTACCAGCGGTACGGCCTCGGAAACATAAAGCCTCCGGGGATTGCAGCCATCGTGGGCCGCACCGTAGACAACAGCGTGACGAACAACCTCGGGTGCAAACTCAAGGGCGAACCGCTGATGTCTTTGGAGGCCGTCCGGGATCTCACCGCAGACAATTACCAACACATGATCAAAAACGAAGAGATCGCCCTCTCGCGCGAAGAGATGGCCTACGGGAAAGACATCGTGTTGGGAGAAGGGAAGGACAAGGCGATCCGGTTGGCTAGGCTTCACGCCACCGAGTTCGCGCCCAAGATCAAGCCGACCCACCTTCAGAGGAAAGTCGAAGTGATCCTCGAAAATTTTCCCTACGACCTGGTGGGGTACATCGACATCCAGGAAGGCTTGCAGGCCATCCGCGACACGAAGACGGCCAAGAAAACTCCTCCGAAGGACGTCGCGGACAAAGAGGACCAGTTGACCATATACGCGCTGATGGCGTGGCGCATCGACGGCGAGATCGTGAAAGAGTTGTCGATGGATTACCTGATTGACATCGCGATTCCGAAGGCGGTCCCGTTCAAGAGTACGCGCACCGTTTCGGATTTCCAGGTCCTCCTGCGGAGGGTCGAAGTCGCGGCGAAGGCCCTGCAGGCGGGCATATTCGTTCCCGCCAGGGAAACCGATTGGTGGTGTTCCGAAAAATGGTGCGGCTATTATCCCGAGTGCAAATACGTGAAGCGAATCAAACGACCTGAGAACTAAGCGGCTTTATTTTCCAATCATGAAAGGAGATTCAAAGAGTATGGACGAAAAGAAAGAAGAAACAGGGTTGACCACGACCACGGAACAAACCGGAGAGATCGTCCCGAGCATGAGTTCGGCGGCGGTCGAAGCCGAGATCCGAGCGGCGATCACGGTCGCCCTGAAGTTTCCCCGCAACGAGGACAAGGCGTTCCAGAAACTCATGAAAGCCTGCGACCGTCCCGCCTTCGCCGCGGACGTTTCCTACGAGTTCCCGAGAGGAGGGAAGCCCATCACCGGCCCGAGCGTGTACGTCGCGAGGGAAGCGGCCCGCGTGTGGGGCAACGTTCGCTACGGCCTGAACGTGGTGGCAGACGACGAAAACTTCAGGACGATAGAAGCCTGGGCGTGGGACCTGGAAAGCAACACGAAGGTGTACGCGCAGGACACGTTCGAGAAATCCATCCAACGTCGGCAGTACGACAAGGCAGGGAACTATACCGGGACGAAATGGATCAAGCCCGATGAAAGGGATCTCCGCGAACTCATGAACCGTCGCGGCGCCATCTGCACCCGGAACTGCATCCTGCAGTTGATGCCCTCGGATCTGATAGACGACGCGATCGCGCGGTCGAAGCAGACCCTGCAGAAGCACGTCACGCAGGACCCCGAAGCCGCCAAGAAAGCGGTGATCCTGGCCTTCTCCGGAATCAACGTCGGCGTGGAACAGCTCGAACAACTGCTAGGCCACCCGATAGGAACCAGCCAAGCCACCGAGATCGTGCAGCTGCGGGCGATCTGGAAGTCGATCGCGGACGGCAACTCGACCTGGGCAGAATACATCGCGCCCAAAGCTGCTGCCGGCGAGACGGGAGCCTTGGACATGTCCAACCTGAAGGCCCCGGAGGACCCCTCCAAAACCCCGGAAAAACCCGAGGGTGGTAATAAGGGTACCGCCGAGAACGCCTCGCCTGGGTCTGCACAGACCACAGAATCCGACGCAGAACGTCAGCGCAAGACCGATCTTGAATTTCTTGAGCGCCAGCAGGTAGGAGCGGAACAACCCTCCAAGCCTGCCACCAACGGCAAGACGGACTCTCAACCGGCCGGGACGGGGCCGACCAACCTTTTCGACCGGAAACGGAAATAGAAAGGAGGAGCGGATATGGCTTTCAAGAACATCGGGGAAGTCGTGTTGAAGGGCGAGCGCATGCAGGTCGTGCAGGGCTGGTACGTCGGCAAGCGGATCGCCTATCAAATCATCTGCTCGAACGGCGAACCTTTCATGAAGGTCACCGTCAATCTGCCGGATGCGGAATACAAACTACACAAGGGCGAATTCTGCGTGAAGACCTGGTCGGAGAACGAGCCCTATGTTGCGGACCTCCTGCGGAGCGGGCTGTTCGTCGACACCGGCAAGCGCGTTCCTTCAGGCTTCTGCGAGGCGTCCGTCTGGAAGCTGGCAGACCGGCCGCCCGTCAGGGCCAAGGAGGTTATCATTCGCGGCGATTCTGCCACCCGCCAGGTCTGGATAAACGGAAAGCTGCTCGATCCTAAGCGAAGCCAGAAGATCTTTAACCATTCGCCGGATGGTTTCAATTGGGGTTACGGCGGCTCGGGTCCGGCGCAACTGGCCCTGGCGATCCTGTTGGAGCTCGTCGACAAAAGCACGGCGGTTTCCTGGCATCAGGATTTCAAATTCGGTTTCGTGGCGCGGCTGCCGCAGGGCGAGCATTTCGAGGCCAAGATCCCGGACGCCTGGGCTTCCAGAATCCAGATGGCGAGAGAAGCGAGGCCAGCATGAGAAAATCAGGATTCTATTGGGTTGATTGGCCCGGAGGCGACGGTTGGCAACCGGCGCAATGGGATGCCGACGAGCAATGTTGGTATGCGATTAATTGGGAGTTCGCCTTGCATGATTCCGATTTCGCAGAGATCGGGTCAGAGATCGTGAGGCCAGCGTGAAACTCAGGGTCGAATTCAAACTGTCTGATTGTTGGATCGGCGCTTTCTGGCGTACGTCCTACAACGAGTGGAATCAAAGGTACGAAACGGATTTATGGATCTGCCTCTTGCCGTGCGTACCTTTGCGTTTCACCTGGAAAGCGAAATTATAATGCAGAAATTTCTCGGAATAGACCCAGGGAAAAGCGGAGGCATCGCCCTCTTGACCGACGACGACATCCTGCAGGTTTGGCCTATGCCGTCGTCGGAAAGGATGGTCGCGTCGTTCTTCGAGAAGCGGATCATCCCGGCCGGGATCACCTTCGCCCTGATTGAACACGAGCAGGGATGGAGCGGGGAAGCGCAGGACCGCGTCACGAAATTCATTCGGGGTTTCGGAATCCTCCTCGGAATCCTTTACATGTCCCACATCGATTTCGACGAGATCTGGGCGCAGACTTGGCACAAGGCCCTCGGGATAAAGCAGCGGTACAAACCGCCGAAGCCGAAGCCAGGGTTCGCCCTCGTCAATTTCATACCGGAAGAAACGAAGGCTCAATTCAAAAACAGGTTGTGCGGCCACGCCAAACAGCTTTTCCCCGGCCACGATTCGGATCTCGATCTTGACACCTGCGACGCGGCGTTGATCGCCGAGACGGCTCGCCGGATCCGCACGGGCTATCGGGGCAAGGCGTTGTTCTAAAAGGAGGTCGCTTTGAAGGAATTCTCCGCAACGATAACGTGGAAAGACAAACTGCTCGGAAGGCGGTTTGAAGTCACCTTCGCCGCTTGGCCGAAAGGCCAACAGGTTCCTGAAGTCCGAGAGTTTTCGTTCATGTCTGACGCCGTCTTTTACGCTCAGAACAGCATGGTCGAGGCCCTGCAGGGCGTCAGCCATTTCCAAATCGAGGAGACGTAATGGCGATCGACAAAGGGAAGTTGGGCTATCTGCTGCAGCAGGCGATCGGCGCGCGAATTCGTTCCTACGCCATGATAGACGAGGTTCGGAAACTCATCGCGCCGGACGACTCGCCCGAACCCTGTCAGCAGTTGGTCGAAAACGCCGTCGCCGATTACGTGGATTGTTCGGCGCTGAACCTTTCGCCGGCGCAGGTCGCGTTGATCGGAGAAGACGACGCGAACACGCTGTTGGAGGAGTGGATCGGCCCCGTCAAAAAGGGCGAGAAGGAAACTTGATGCTCGTATCCGCAATCATTCACATGATTGACCGCGAGTCGCTGGAGGCCCAGCCGGTCGCGGTGTTCATGAACCAAGCGACGCTCGATCGCATGATGTCCGAAATCATGGGTCCGCTGTTTCCCGACCAACCAGTTCACCTCTCCTTCTTCGTGATCGCGGGGGTGTCTGCGCTGCCGGTGGATTCCATGCCGTCCGGGTTGATCGTGCTGGTTGGCGATCGCCAACAAGTCCAACGCTTATATTCAAAAGGAGAGAAAGATGGCGCGAACGAAGCAGGACTCCGTTCCCAAACAGGAGCGGCTGCCGGGGACCACCAACGCGATCCCCGAACTGGACGACATAGGCCACGAGTTTCACAAGATCCGAAAGCAGAGGATGAAACTAACCACCCTCGAAGTTGAACTCGAAGGGCGGGCTTCCAAGGCCCTGCACAAACACGGGCTTAATTCCTATAAATATCAGGACCTCACGATGTGGATCGAACCGGGCAAGGAGAAGGTCAAAGTCCGCGTCGACAAAAGCGGGAAGGACGAACCCGACCCGGAGGGCAATGACTAGCAAGTAATACAGCGGCCGATCATATACCGGCCGGTAATACAGCACGGAATCGCACCCGGAGGAAGTCATCATGCAAATGTTTTGGTTTTGGATTCTCGTTCTCGGCGGCGGGAGAATCGAGTTCGAGAAGAAGAAGAAAAAGCGGAAGGCGGTCGACCTGTATGTAAAGATCGACCGCGCCCGCTCCGAACAGATCCCGTTGCACAAAGCGGCCCTGTGCGTCAACTGCGACAACATAGTCGAGACCGATCGCTATTGTCCCGCCTGCGGTAGTTCATCCCTGTTGAACCTGGCCCGGATTTTGAACCGGGAGAAAAAGAGAGCGAACCTATGGCGACTTACGTCGACCCGATAAGGCGCACGTTGAAGAACAAGATCTGGCCCTTCGAGACGGCCTGTCACATGATCGCGGATTCGCTGCAGGAGTTGCACGCCATGGCCGACGCGATCGGGTTGAAGCGATCGTGGTTCCAAGCCAATGCCGCCCTTCCCCACTACGATTTGACGGCGAACAAACGGTACCAGGCCGTCAGGCACGGCGCGGTCGAGATCTCGTTCCAGGAAGTCGCAGACAAAGCGAAAGCGAAAAGGAGGTCCGCGAATGAATAGTCAAAAGCCTGACGGCATATCGTACGTCGATTACACCTGGAATCCCGTGGTCGGCTGCACGGAGATTTCGAACAAGTGCAAGAATTGTTGGGCGCGGTCGCAGGCCCACGTTCACTATCGTCAGGAGTTCACCCACTTCGGCGTCGAAGGGGTCCGCTGGAACCAGCGGGCGAAGTTTTTCCCGGAGAGATTGGACGAACCGAAGAAGGTCAAGAAGCCTTCGCGGATCGCCGTCGCTTTCATGGGCGATCTGTACCACGAGAACGTCGCGCCGATGGCGCAGCGGCTCGTCTTCTCCTCGATCGACAACACGCCCTGGCACACCTTCTTGATCTGCACGGCGCGGCCGCAGCGGATGTGCGAAGAGATCACGGCCAACAGCATGTTCGCGGATTTCAAGGCGCGACCTTATCCGAACGTGTGGCTCATGACGTCCGTCGAGGACCAGGCGAACGCGAACGAGCGAATCCCCTGGCTTCTCAGGACCCCGGCGCACGTGCGCGGAGTCAGCGCCGAACCCCTGCTCGGGTCGATCGACTTCCACAAGATTAAGATGGGCTGCGGGTGGGATTCGATCTCCTGCGCTTGTTCTCCCAGGGCCTGCCAACACGCGACCTTGGATTGGATCGTCGCGGGCGGGGAATCAGGCCCCAAGGCGAGGCCCACTCCTCCTGCCTGCTTTCGCGAGATCCGCGATCAATGCAGCGACGTGGGGATACCCTTCCACTTCAAACAGCACGGCGAATGGATCGGATACGACGACATCGGGGATCTGGCCTATGATCTGCCGGCGATGAAACCGAAAGTCTATGGTTGGCCGGACGGCCGCTGTTCTTATCGAATCGGCGCCAGCCTGAGCGGGCGCATGTTGGACGGCCGGGAATGGCTCGGCCTTCCGAGGGTGGCGTGATGCCGATAAAAGTAAGTTCCTACGCTTGCAAGTTTCGATGCGGGTGGGTTCGCGCCAATTTCAAAAGCGTAGAAAACCACGAAAAAACCTGCTTCGGAAACCCCGGGCGGAAAGCCTGCAGGACTTGTTTTTTCTGGGATCAAGACGAAGAAGGCCGCTTTTGCAGGAAGTTCGAGGACGATCGAGGTTCGAAAGATCTCCAATTCAACTGCGAAGGCTGGTTTCCAAAACCGAACTGAAAGGAGTCAACCGCAATGACACCGGAAGAAATGATTAACCTCGAACGCGGCGACCTAGTCCGGCTCAAAGGATCTGGCACTAGTTTCGTCGTTACGGAACAACACGGCGTGCGAGTCACGGTCGTACGAACGATGGAAATGAGCAACCCGGCCGAGTGGGAAAAGGTCGAACTCAAAAGAAAGGAGTCGAGCCGTGGAACTAAACGCTAAAAACAAAGCCTACATCGACGGGTTGAACTACTACCAGTTGCTTCAATACTACCGCTTCGCCCGCGCGGGCGACCCGTGGTTTCAGGGCGAGACGGGGATCTATTGGGGCGACCGCATGAACGAGTTGAGGTCCAAAGAAGGAGGGCAAGAGGCCCACGTCGCCGCGTCGAAAGGGATCGGGTGGGAAAAGCCATGAGGATCAACAGCAGCGTCACCAGCTACGCCCTCGTCTATCGGGCGACCCTCAACCCGCAGACCCGCCAGGTCGAGAAATCAGATACTCCGATAGGAATGGTGGGGCCTCATCACCGCGTGGCCGACGCCGAAGCAGCGGCCAAGCGCGAATTCAAATTCGGGCCTACCGAAGCGCCGTACCTGGCGTCGGTCCCGATAGCGACTTATCGCAAGATCGAAAAGATCATGAAAAAGCAAAACCTGGATTTCGCGGCGGCCTGGTCCGTCCACCGGAGCCGAGGATGATCTGTCCTTTCTGCGGACGCGAAGCCGTATGGTGCGAGAACAAGGCCATCTACGGCAGGAACTTCGGGAAGTCGTACATGTGCTATTTCTGCAAGCCGTGCAACGCGTACGTGGGCTGTCACCAAAACACGCGCGTTCCTCTGGGCACGATGGCGAACGCGGAACTGCGGGCGTGGAGAATGAAGGCCCACGCCCACGTCGACCCGATCTGGCGATCAGGCCAGATGACCAGAAGGCAGCTTTACAGAAGGCTCAAAGAGATATTCGGACGGCAGATCCACATCGCCGAAAGCGACGTTGAGCAATGCCGGCAGATCTTAGAAATTAAGTTTTGAAAGGAGTCACCCCGATGAAATGTGCTGATTGCGAACGCGCCCGAATGCAGGGCACGATGACCTATTATAGTTGGCGCGGAACGCCCGTCACCATCATCGCTTGCCGGAATCACTTCCGGGAGATCCGCGACGCCCTGAACAAGGCGCAGACGAACCCGGATTTCACCGAACAAGAAATCGAGACCATCGTCGACGACCAGCTGACGACTTTGCATTCCTTCCACCTCGGAGGCTATTCCGAATGCAAAATCGACGAATGCCCTCTCGAACACTTCCACGAACTCGAAGCCGACGAGATCCACGCCCGTCAGAAAATGCTCAAACTGCTCGGGGGTGCCCGATGACAGCCGAAGAATACGAGGCCACGTTGGTGATGATGTCTAGCGTGGGGCGAACGGTTCAACTATTGGACCTCGACGCGTTCCTGCAGGCGATCGACTTGGCGGAAACCACCGGCGCGATCATAGATCCGACCTTGTACCGCGCGGCCATGACGAAAATGCAAGCCATCAAAAAGATGGCCCTGGCGCTTCGGGAATTCAAGCGGGCCGTGTTGGAGGTCAAAGCGGAATTCGGAACGGAGGGGCCACGAAACCGCGACAGGGAATCAAACACCCCGACTGGCTGCTCGACGCCGAGAGGGAGATCAACAAAACTTTCGCGACCTGGCACCACGACAAATTTCCAAAGGAGATCGAAGGTTTCATGATCGCGACCCCGTTGCGCCGGGGCCTGCGGGCCATCTACGGGAGTGAGGCCGCGATCGCGCGGCGGGTCCTCTGCGACCTGGCGGACGAGTTCCGGATCCGGCGAATCATGCTGCCCTGGAATTCAGCCCGCTATTCTCTCGCGTGGGTCCTCGCGTGGGCCTGGACGCTGATCTGGCGATCGTGGCGCATGTGGCAATGGTATAGGACCAAGCATTTCAACCTTAAATACGGTTGGGGCCTATCTAACTATTGGGGCCGCCGTGAATCCCCGGAGCCGGTCCGTTGCATCGATTGTGGTTGGGCAGGGCCTCGGCGTTGGGCCTATCACAGCGATCTGTATGACGAGTGCCCGAAATGCAGGAAGGAAATATGAGGACGACGCAGCCCGTTCTGGTAGAAAAGACGATCGCCCTCGGGCGAAACCTGTTCCGGATTGATTTCGCCGGCAACTGGCAGGTCCTCATGTGGGGATGGTGGCCGGACTCGGGCGAACGTCCATCCTATAGATGGCAATCAATCGAGGCCGAACGCGTTCCGTACGAAGTAAAGAAACTTGCATAAGAGGAGAAACCGGAATGAATCAGGGAACCTTTGAAGAAAAAATGCAACACGTGAAGCTGCTCACCTATCACGCGAAGATGGCCGCGATGAGCCTTCCCCGAGGCGGCGTCTGCATCGTCGACGACGAGACGGCGATCATGGATCGGCAATATTTCGATCAACTCGCGACTTACGATATCAGTCTCCCGACGGGGACCTATTTTGGCAAACGTTGGAAGCGGGATGCGAGTGTCCGCCTGGAATATGATTGCCAAGTTCGTTATGGGGAACCTCGTTGGATGATGGGCGAGTTCTATGACCTGGGAAGCGACAAGGAAATTGGAATCCGCTGGCGGCGAATCATCGTCGAGGAAGGAAAGGAAAACGATGGACACCGCGAATCGTCCTAGAATAGTTTGTCTCTGCGGCTCGTCGCGTTTCATCGAACTGAAAGGAGATTTATAATGCCTTGGCCGGAAGGCACTCCTCATGCGCCTGAAACAATCGTGAAAATGAAAGCAGTCGTTCACAAGCGCGGGTGGCATCATACCGCAGAAGCGAAACAAAAAATCAAACTGAAACGATTAGAGCGGGAGGCGTCGAAACCTCCGAAAATTAAACCGTCCCCAAAGCCGCATAGTGGTTGGAAGTGGACGGACGAGCAGCGGCGCAATGCGAGCGAAGCCCATAAAGGTTTGCGTTTTTCTGAATCCGGGCGAGCGAAACTCAGCGCGAGCAGGAAAAGGGCTTGGAGATCTTTATCACCAGAAGAAAAAGAAAAACACCTCGCAGCCTGGCGCAACAAAAACACGGAGGGATACTTGAAACCTCCGTCAAGAAGAAGGCCGAGCGGGAATTGCAGTAAATGCGGGGCCTGGCGACAAAGCCTGCACCGTGAGCACATAATCCCGAAATTTAAAGGTGGCAGCGAAGATCCGAGTAACATCCAATACATCTGCGCCAACTGCCATGAAGACAAAACACGGGAAGATCTACGGGGCATGCCGAGCGCCAACAAGGGAAAAAAGTTCAGTGATGAGCACAAGAAAAAATTAAGAATTGCAGCTATTAAAAGGTCAACAGGAAACAAACAACCGTACGAAGGAGTGGCAGATGCGAGAGCTGATGCGGTACCGAACTATTGCCACGAGGATTTATGCAGATGAAAAATTCAGGTCACTTTCGAAACCCGCGCCGAACGGCCAAAGCCTTTTTATCTACCTACTGACCGGGCCTCACACGACGAACCTTCCGGGGCTTTTCTGCACCGGAAAAGCGGCGCTCGCCGAAGCGCTGGAATGGAATGCGGAAGGCTTCGACAAAGCCTTTCGGGAAGTCTTCCGGGAAGGGCTTATAAAGGTAGATTTAAAAGCCCGTTTATGGTGGCTTCCGAATGCGACGAAATACAATCCACCCCAAAGCCCAAATGTAGTTAAATCGTGGCGTAAAGCATTTGATGAACTACCGGAGTGTCAACTTAAAAATGAAGCGTTTAATAAGTTTAAAGCCTTCCTTGAAGCCTTTAGTGAAGACTTCCGAAAGCCTTTCAGGAAGCCCCTCGACGAGTCAAAAAATCGCTCAACAGGTCCCTTCGCGAAACAGGAACAGGAACAGGAACAGGAACAGTATAAAGAAACTACTTTTGTCCGGAGCGATGAAAAAGCCATCGCTTCCGGACCGAACCCGCCGGAGGAGATCTTCACCGAATTACCTCTTAAAGGAAAGAAAACCACCCACGCGGTGACGCGGGCCTACGTCGCGGAAATGAAACCGCTGTACCCGCGCGTTGACATAGAGGCCGAAACCCTCCGGGCGAAAGGCTGGCTCCTGAACAACCCGGAGCAACAGAAAACCCAAAGAGGCATCAAGCGATTTCTTGGAGGTTGGTATGACCGAGAACAAAACCGAGGAGCGAGGACGAACGGAGCCGATCAAAGAAACGGTGGCCCGAGTGGAAACGTCAATCCGACAGGAGTCCTCCGATTCGACCCGGACAAAGTTCCAAAGGGATAGCGAAGCCGAATTGATCTTCTGTCCGAAATGCAGCAACACCGGGTGGGTGCCCTTCGAGGAAACTGGAGGCGTCGTGAAATGCGAGTGCGCGAAAAAACAATTCAGGCAGGACCGCATCCGGGTGATCCTGGAGGAGTGGAAAAAGTATCGCGACGCGGAACTGGAAACCTTCGCGCCTTACCGGGACGTGCCCGGACAGGCCGACGCGATCCGCGAGTTGCGGCAAAAATCCTACGATAGTTATTTGATCACCGGAGGGTACAGCAGCGGCAAGACTCACCTGATGATCGCGCAATACCGATTCATCGCGCTCGCCGGCATCAAGTGCGTTCTCCGGAGCGCCAGGGACGCGATCGAGGAGTTGCGCAAGGCCGACCTGGTGGAACCCGGAGGAGGAGAGCGGTTCGAATCGCAGATCCTCCAAGTGCTGAACGGGGCCGAGAACGGGCACGTGTTCATCGACGACATCGACAAGGCCCCGGCGCGAACCGGCTTCCGTCAGGAAATGCTGTTCGACCTCTTCGACACGATCATGCGCCGGGAACTCAAACTCACCGTCACGAGCAACTATCCGCTGAAGTCGGACGACCCGCGCCTGCAGGACCTCCGCGGTATTTTGGGCGAGTCGGTCGCCGCGCGGATACATCGGATCTGCAAGGAGATCAAACTATGAGCGAATCGAACGAAGGGGCAGCCGCGAAGCGGCTGCGCTGCGAGAAGTTTTTAAGCGAGATCGAAGAATGCGGCAACACCTTGGAGCGGGGCCTCACCCGCAAAGAAGCGATCGGGAGACTGCAGGCTCTGGAAAAAGTTTTTGGAGATTTCATCGCGTGGTTGGAACAACTGGACGATGGAGATTGGGAAATTTTGAGGAGCAAGAAAATTTTGTAAGGAGGAGTCATGCGCTTCGACGATTCACCCGATCTTTTCGGGTGCGGCCACGGCGTCAGCACCGTGGGGCAAACAACGTGCGAGTTCTGCGGGACCACTTACCACAAAGACAACGAAGACGGAAAGGGAAACGTGATTGATCAATACGCAGATCCTATCGGAGAAACTCACTTCGCCGGCAAGCTGGTCTGCGATTGTTGTTGGGAAGCGATCGAGGCCGAGGTGCTTCGCCGCATGCCCGACATTCTGCGCTGGTACGCCAAGATCCTGCAGGCCCGACGGACGAAGCTGGAAGGCGCGGAGGACCTGATGAGGGAGATTTACAAAACCGTGAAAGGAATGACCACAGCGCAATGACGCGAAGGAGGTTTCTATGTTTCAGAGCGAAAAGGATGGATTAAGCACCGCGATCGCGATGGCGACTGAAAAAGCCGTATCCGATTTGGAAAACGCAAACCTATCGGACAACGATTTCAATAAAAGACTGCTCGACCTGTGCACTTTGAACAAGCTCGAAGAGAAGGTCGAACAGGCAACCGTCTTTGATAAAAAAGGAGGTTAAACCGTGCAAAAAGTTCAATCGCAAATCTTCGGAGAAACCGACCTGCTGGACGAAACCGAACCCGACTATCAACTCCTGAAGTTCGGCGTCGAGCGTTACCCCGTGAACACTTTTGGAATTCTGAACAAGATCCTGAACGCTCGGGGCCTGCTGATCCAGATCCGGCCGATCGACGGCGAAATGACCCCGACCGAACTCGACCCCGGAATCCTGAAAGGCTGAGAGGGACGGAGCGCAAACATGGGCAGAGGACCGTACAAGAAAAAAACCGAAACGGCCACGCTGTTTATTTTCCACGACCCGGACTTGACCCGCTGCTGCGTCTGCGGCTGCTCGCAAGAACAGATCCCCATGCGGATCGAGACGCGCCCGACCGGACCCGGATTCAAGGTGCAACTGTGGCCTTATTGTCCGAGGTGTTGGGCCGGACAATCCGAACTCTGCGGGATCACGACCGAGGCCATGCTCGACGCCCTGGCGAACGCGAAAGCCTGCGTCGGTAAAAACGCGTCGGTCGTGAGCGACGAGGATTTGGACCGCATGCTTCGCGGAATACTCGGCGGCAAAATCTACTGCAGGCCCGGACCAAAACCCCGGCGCGTCGACGAAGACCAAGAGGAGGCCGAACCGTGAAAGCTTGGCGAAAAGTCATCCGCGCGGAACTGTACGCGAACAAATGTTGCCCGATAAGTGCGCGGGGAACCTTCAAATTTACGCTGGAATGCGGTCATATCGCCTTCGCAAAAGCCAGCGGCGGCATTCCGGCGAAGAAGGTTTGCCGCGACTGCCAAACCATCGAAAACGTCTGCAAACGCCTGCATCCCTGCGGGTCTTGACCCGTTTCCCGTGAAACGATGGAGGATAGAAGTGAGAAAACATTTTTGCAGTAAGTGCCACTTAGAGGTTCCTGTTTCAGGTGGATACTGCCGGAAATGCGCCAATGAATATATGAGAAAAGTGCGGAAACAAGGGAAATTCAGGCATGATTCGTCGGAATATAAAAAAGTTCGCGTGGGCAAAAAGGTAATCGGAAAACATCGCGTAGTTGCAGGCGTCACGAATCCGAAACTCTATGTCCACCATAAAGATCATGACCCCGGAAACAATGATTTTGAAAATTTGGAAGTCTTAAAGCCGACGGAACATTACGCCGTCCACCATTCCTGAAATCGGTTTGCGTTGCCTGGAATTTCCCCACGCTGAAAAATATTTCTTGATTGGTTCCCGCTTTAGTGGCATACATCCGTCCGAAACTCCTTTCATGTGACGGCAGCGAGCAACGCCGGTTCCCGATCCCGCCGCAAAAGGGAACCGGCGAACCACCACGGAGGGTTGGAATGTGACGGAAGGGAACGGGAAGGAACCCGACTCCAAGACGGAACACGAGGGCGCGTTGCGCCCGGTGAAACTCGTCGACCTGGCGGCCCTGATACCCTTCGAACGCAACGCCCGAATCCACTCTGAAGAACAGATCCAACAAATCATCGCGTCGATAAAAGAATTCGGTTGGACGAATCCCATCCTGACGGACGGCGACAAAGGGATCTTGGCAGGCCACGGAAGATTCGAGGCGGCGAAGAGGTTGGGCCTCGGGCAAGTTCCCTGCATCGACCTCTCGGGCCTGACGCCCGCGCAGAAACGGGCGTACGTGATAGCCGACAACAAGCTGGCCCTGAACGCCGGGTGGGACGAAACCCTTTTGAAAATGGAACTGATGTCGCTGGAGGACGCCGGTTTCGATTTCAGCGTGACGGGATTCGAGCAGTTCGAAATCAACAACCTCCTCGACACGGCCGCGCAGCAGCCCGAATCCTTCTGGGGCGGGATGCCGCAGTTCACCTCGAAAGACGGCGCTTGGCGGTCGATCATAATCCACTTTCGAAATCAGGAAGCCCTGGACGACTTCGCCCGTTTGATCGGACAAACCGTCAGCCCGAAAGCCCGTTTCCTGTGGCACCCGCCCGAGGAAAAGATCCTCATCGCGAAAAACAAGCGCTACGTCTCCGACGCTGAAAACCCCGAGGAGACGACAGAGCAGGCGGCCGAAGGTCAGGCCGCGCCCGAAGCAAACCAAGCTGCACGACAGGCAGGCATGCCGGACCTGGCAAACCTCAATGAATAGCTTTCTGCCGGCGAACGCCCGAAAAGAGAAGATCGTCAAGCCGCTCGGCGCCACGAGTCCTTGGGTGTGGTCGCTCGAACCCACGCACGGCTGCAACCTCCGATGCGGGCACTGCAACTGCAGGCTGGATCCGCTTCCCAAGACGTACGATTTCATGGGCGAGGAAACCTGGCGAAAGGCTTGGGCCATCATCGCGCGGACGGCCCCGACCTGCCGGGTGGATCTCTGCGTCGGCGGCGAACCGACGTTGAACGAAAGCCTGCCGGACTTCCTGAAGATCGCCCGGGAGATCTCGCCGCGAACTCAGATCCAGATCACGACGAACGGCACCATGATCGCCTCGGGGCACGTCACGTATAAGCAGCTCCTCGACGCTGGCGCGAACATCGTCTACACCGACATGTATTCCCCGGCCGAACTCTTTCACCGCTTGGCCGACGAGTCCGGGTATCCTTCGTACGAATACTACAACCCGCCTCCGCAGGCCCCGAGCCCGTGGACTTATTGGGGTCCGCAGTTGAAGATGATCGTGCTGCAGGAGCAACCGGAGAACTGGCCCGAAACCCGTTTTCGCGCCGGACTCCTCGGCACCTGGTACAACGCGGCCGTGATCGACCCGGCGAAGATCCTCGTCCTCGACAAGGTGAAGTATCAGGACGCGTACGAAACATACGACGAGCTCGGGTACGCGAAAAGCAAAGGCCCCGGAGCCGCCAGGAACTTCGCGTGGGATCACGCGATCGCCGCAGGCCACGATTGGCATTGGGTGATGGACGACAACATCCGGCGATTCTACCGATTCGATCAGGAACAGCAGATCCCCGTGGGCGACGGGACGATCTTCCGGGCCATGGAGGATTTCGCGCTGCGGTTCGAGAACGTCGCGATGGCGGGCCCTAATTATTTCATGTTCGTGCCGCGCAAAGATCACGTGTGCGTCTTCTCCCTGAACACGCGCATCTATTCCTGCAACCTCATCGGGAACGAACTGCCCTACCGCTGGCGCGGGCGCTACAACGAGGACACGGATCTGTCTTTGCGGATGCTGAAAGCGGGCTGGTGCACCGTGCAGTTTAATTGCTTCCTCCAACTCAAGGCCCCGACGCAGACCGTGAAGGGCGGGTGCAACAAAGATTTCTACCAGGTCGAAGGCACGTTGCCGAAATCGCAGATGCTAGTTCGAATGCACCCGGACGTGACGAAACTCAAGTGGAAGTTCAACCGCTGGCACCACGAGGTCGACTATCGCGTGTTCCGGCACAACCGGCTGCGCTTGAAACACGGCGTCGAGATCCCGAGCGAAGCCGACGACTACGGGATGAGATTGGCGGTGGTGTCGTGAGCGGCCGAGTCAGCAGCAAGCAACAACTCGAAAGTGAAGTGCGGCGATCGCAGATCCTCGAACTTCGGTTGAAGGAAAAACTCAACCAGTTCCAAATAGCCGAGCGCATGGGGATCACCCAAAGCGCCGTCAGCAAAAACCTGGCGAAGGCGAAAGAGGAATTCCGGCAGTTCCGTTGGGACCTGCTGGACGCGGACCTGGCGTTCGAGGTCGACAAGTGCAACGACATCGAGGTGGAAGCCCGCAGGGCGCTGCGGGCCGCGTGGCGATCGTGGAAGAAATCCATCGGCGTCGTGAAAGTCACCAGGAAGATCGCGAAGGTGGTCCGGACCCAGGCCGCCCCGAACAAAGACGGCACGCACCAGGAGCCGCAGGAATCGATGAGGCCCGAGAAGATGGAAACCCGCGAGGAGATCAAGGTCGGGAACGCGGCTTTGATGTCCGCGATCCTGAAGGCGATCGAACGCATCGACAACGTCGCGGATCGGCGCTGTCACTTGCTCGGCTTCATCGGCGGCGCCAGATCTGCGGGAGATCAGCCCCGGAAGAACGACAGGGCGGCCATCCCTGCGGACATGACCAATTCGGACCTCATGAAAGAAGTGTTCGAATTTTTCAACGAATTCGGCTCGCCTAAAGCACCAGGAGGCGGGAACGGCGACAAGGGCAATGGATCACATGGGCCTAATTAACGCGAATTTGCCGATCGACCAGGTCGACCCGGAACGGTTGAAGCACGTCGTCGAGTGCGCGGCCGAGTTTCGCCGGCGCATGCGTTGGCAGAAGGATCACATCGCGTGGTGCCGCGAGCGCCTTCACATGCCGGACATCCCCGGAATCGGGCTTCCGATCTGGGAGAAGCAGGACGAAGTTTGGCGCAGCGTGATCGAGCACCGCAAAACCCACTGCAGGTCGGGGCATAAAACCGGCAAGACCCTCGACGCGGCCATCATCGCCCTGTGGTTCCTCGATTGCTGGCGGCCTTCCCGCGTGGTTTCGACCTCCGCGTCCTGGCCCGACGTGAAAATGAAACTGTGGGGCCACATCCGCGATCGCTACCGCTCGGGCGGTTCCTGGTTCGGAGTGCCGGTGTCCACCACCGACCTGAAGATCACCGATCGTCATTACGCGACGGGCCTATCGTGCGACCGGCCGGAAGCCTTCGCGGGACACAACGAGCAGTTCGTGCTGGTGATCATCGACGAGGCCTCGGCTGTCCGTCAGGAACTTTGGGACGCCGCAGAAGCCGAAGCCACGAAGATCCTGGAAATCGGAAACCCGCTGTTGGCCGAAGGCCCGTTCTATAAGCACGCGTCCTCCTCCGAGTACAACCACATCCACATTTCCTGTTGGGATCATCCGAACGTGAAGACGGGCGTCGAGATCATTCCAGGAGGGCCGACGCTGGCGTGGTGTCAGGACCGCTTGGAGAATTGGGGCGAGACGGACCCGCTCTACAGGACTCGAGTCCTGGGAGAGTTCCCGGAGGAGTCGGCCGACAGTTTGTTCCCGATGAGTTTGATCCAAGCCTGCTTCGATCGGTGGAAGGAAGTCAAGGACCTGGAACGGGAGCAAGACGCCGAACACGTGCGGGGCCTCGACGTGGCGCGGGCCGGTGGCGACCGCACGGAAGGTTACGACAAGGACCGGGTGAAGTTGGGCGACCTCTCGATCGCGCGGTACAAGAAAGTCTTAGAACTGCGGAAAACCGACCACTACAGGACCCGAATGCGGATGGCCGGGATCTTCGCCGGCGACCCTTGCGACATCACGAACGTGGACGCGGGCGGGGAAGGCTCGGGCCTGGCAGACGAGCTCGCGAACACCACCGTCGAGGGATTCGACAAGCCGATGCGGGTCCGCAGGGTCCACTTCGGAGCCAACGCCACCACGTCGGATTATTTCAACGTGCGGGCCGAAATGTACTGGCAACTTTCGCAGGCCATGAAAGCTGGCGCCGCACTCGAACCGGACGAGCAGCTCCGCGAAGAGTTGATCGTGGTCGGAGGCATGGCGACGTACAAGGAGAAGCAATTCGAAGGCGTCAAAAAGCTGGTGCGTTTCCTTCGGCCGAAGGAGGAGGTCAAAGAACTATTGGGCCGGTCGTGCGACAAGTCGGACGGCTTGGCCCTGGCGAACTACAAACCGGGCGGCCTGGGCCTGCTGGATTTTTACGCGCAGGAAGCCAAGCGGGTTCGTCAACAAGGAGCGGAGCAACAACCGCTGGATCAATCGTTGGCCGCTGCGCAGATGACCGCCGCGGACGACGATCGGTTCGCGGTCAAGGACAAAAGCGGGGTCGCTCAGAAGTCGAGGCCCGCAGGGAAGGTTTGTCCGGACTGCGGCCGAAGCGTTGCGCAGTACGAAGAAACCTTCAAGTGCTTTTCCTGCGGCCGGACTGGTCGCAACAACGAACTCAAATCAGGAGGAAAGAACGATGGGAGCACTATCGGAATCCAACCCCATTAGTTTTCCGGATCGGGTTTTGGCTTTGGAAAAAGCAGTAACGGCGGATGAAATCTTGTACGCCGCGCTTCTCGGATCCCCGCTCGGCAGCGACGTGTACGTCGATCCTTCAAACGGCACGGACCAGGCCGCCAACGGCGGCAGTTGGACGGCCCCGTTGAAAACTTTCGCGTACGCCGTCGCCCACAAGGTCACGGATTTCACGCGCCTGCATTTTTACGGAACCGTCAGCGAAGACTCGATCGTCATCACCAACCAGGGCGTGAAGATCATCGGGGAAGGCCCGCGCGGCACGAACGTGTGGCAGAACTCTACGGCGGACGCGAGCTTGATCACTCTCTCGGGCGCAGGTTGCCGGTTGATCAATTTCAAGGTCCGGCCGCCGATCTACAGCGCGAGCATTCCGAAGGGCATCGTGCTTTCGGGAGCCAATTACGCGAAGTTCATCGGGATGCGATTCCAGGGGCGCGGCGGGTCCTGGTACGCGGTCTATTCGGACGTCACCAGCGACGACGTGGAAATCATCGACACCGAGTTCTTGTACATGAACACCGCGTCGCACGGATACGCCATCTACGGCGTGCCTTCCGTGGCCGGAGCGACCCACGCGGCTTGGAAGATCATGCGGTGCTTGTTCGAGGGCTGCCTGAACAACTACGTCGCGCCCTCGAAATCTTGCTTGATCCAGGATTGCGTCATGCCCGACGTTGGACTCAGCTCGACGGGCGGTTCGTTGACTTGCGCTCTTAAAATCGACGTTCACGGCACGAACGCGGCCTTCAACCAGGTCCACCGGAACATCCTCGGCGGGGCGGCCTTGAACAACGCGAACGGATACTACGGCGTGTCGACCGACGATTGGAGCGGGAACATCATCCACGACGGCTCGATCACTGCGGTCACGCCGCCTACGACTTAACGAGATTAAATGCTCCCTCGGAGCAATTAATAGTCCGGGGCCTGGTCTAGCGTCCAACCCTGACGATCCCGCAGGCCCCGGACGGCAACAGGAGGGCAAGGTGAGCGATCCTTTACGGAGAGCGGACATCAACCGAATGACCCCGGCCGAACTGAAGATCCACGAGGCCATCGTCGAGGTCGAGAAGTTGGGAGCCGACGAGCGATTGACCGACGCCGTCGTGTCGCTTAGCGACGCGCAGAAGAAAGTCTCCGAGTTCATCGACGACCCCGAAAGAAAAGTTTGGCTTTGAACGAAAGGAGAGTCGAACCATGGAGCGACGAAACTTTTTCCAGATGATCCTGGCGGCCTTGGCGCTGCCTTTTTTCCTGAAGGTGCAGAAGACGCGCCCGGAATATTTCTACCAATCCATCGACCTCGGGTGGACGTGGAAAGACGGCCGTTGGTGTCCGTTTAAAGTTCGCGTGCCCGTGCCTTTCAATTTTGCTCCTGCAGGAATGCGCTACGCCATCCGGAAGGGCCGCGATCGAGAGAACCAGCCCACGATGAAATACCTGGAGGTTTGCCAATTCGACGATCTCCGGGCGGGCGATAGGTTTTTACTTTTCAACGGCGACCACTCGCCGATGGAAACACCGAACCGTTGGGCCGTCGCGAAGACGAACGCGAGGCCGTACGCGAAGATCTGCGAGAACAACTCCATCATTGAAATGGAGTACGTATGAACGAACGACCGATCGCGAATTGCGCCGACTGCCGATTCTTCGCTTCCTTGCCGAAGGACAGCGCGGGAGAGTGCAGGCGGTTTCCCCGGCACGAAAAGAAGCGGCCCACCGACGGGTGCGGCGAATTCGTGTCCATCAATGAACGAAAGCCACTCAGGAAGGTGTGAGGCTATGAATGAAAACAACGGATCGAAACCGAACTTGAGGGCGGTTCCCGGCATGGTATCCGGTGACCTGTCCTTGCTTGACAAACTTCCCAAGAAGCAACCGGAGACGGCCCCGCCGCCGCAGGGCATGGCGATGACGCCCGGAATGCTTATCGCGATGATCGCGTCGCTTATTTGTTTCGGCGGGTCCGAGCGCGAGAAGATCCTCTCGCTGTCCGTCGAGGCCCTTTGCAAAGAGCGCCACGAGAAAAACCACGTCACCGCGACCAAGCCCGAAAAGGATTTTAGGAAATGTAAAAACCCCGTTTGCAGGGATTTCACGAAGATCCTGGATCAGCCGACCGAAAACTATCAGGCCGTCATCCAACGATTTCAGTTCGACATGGCCCTGAGAAAAATGATCTTTTTTCAGCCGCTGCCGCCGAACCATTTCAGGATCTTCGTGCAGGACAAACCGCAGGTTGAATTAGCGACGGAAATGCCCGGAGGATTGTTCAAGCAATGACGAGCAAATTGATCGCCTATCTTTTCTTCGGCCGTTTCTCTCCCGCGATCATGCAGAGGATCGGACGCCGCGTGGCCTTCGGCAAGATAGACCGCCGCGCCAACTGTCCCGCCTGCGGGTACGTCTGCCGGCACGACGTGAAGTGGGACGAAAACCAAAAGGCCGTCATGCACCTGTGCAAGCGGTGCGGCGCCAGTTGGGGCCAGCCGCCGACGGTGCCGACGGAAAAATGGAGGTTGAACCTGCAGGATCAAATTCGGGTCAACCAAATTCAGGACTACGGGAACCAAGCGCCCGACCACAACAAACCTCCTCAACCGGTGGTGCAATGATGCGGCTGCGGGACCTCGAAGGAAGTTTGATCAAGCGCGAACTCAGGGACGGCGGCGACTATCGCGTGCCCGTCGAGGCGATCCGCGACGCCGACGGCGTAAGGTTCCTGTGCCCGAAATGTTTCTCGAAGAACGGCGGGCCCGTGGGCACGCACCTGGTGATCTGCTGGTTCGTCGGGAGAGTTCCGATCGACCTTGATCCCAAACCCGGCCGGTGGCATCCGTTCGGGCATTCGATCGAGGACTTGACGTTCATAGGCCCTGGCAACGTCAGCGTGGCGATTCAGGGCGCGTGCTGTTGGCACGGGTTCGTTCGAGACGGCGAAGCAACCTTGACGTGAGGCCAATCATGGGAAGATTTCGAGACGCTTTCAAAGCCTTGACCTCGCTCTCGGGCGGGGAACTGATCACGACGGGGCCTTTCGCCGGAAAGGACGCGCGGACCCTGGCGCTCCCGGAGATCCGCGTTCCGAAGCCGCCGACGCAGTTGCCCGACGTGACCTCCGGTTGGTTTACCCCGCTGCAGCCGATCGGCCCGTTCGCTCCTCCGGGAACGGTCCCGAGACAATTCGCCTACCTTCCGGGTACCAACATCCTGTGGCAGCCGAAGTCGGGCGAGCCGGGGCCTTCCGGAGTCACGTTCGAAACCCTGCGGCTGCTCGCGGACTCGTGGGACATCCTGCGGCTGTTCATCGAAACGCGCAAAGATCAGATGTTTCGAATCCCGTGGACCTTCCGTTGCAAACGGCAGCCGGGGGAGAGCGAAGAGCAGTTCAAGAAGCGCAACGCGAAGGACAAGGGACTGACCGCGCTCCATAAATTTTTCGAGAGGCCGGACGGCGAACACGATTTCGACATCTGGATGAAAATGTGGATGGAAGACGAGATCGTGATCGACGCCGTTTCGATCTACGCCCAACGCGATCGCAAGGGCAAGATCGCTTCTTTCCTTCCTTTCGACGGGGCCACGTTTAACCGCAGGATCACGGACCAGGGCATCACGCCGCCGAAAGGGCAGACCGCCTACCAGCAGGTTTTGTACGGGATCATTTCCGGCAACTTCACCACGGACGATTTGATTTATTTCATGCGCAACCCGAGGACCTGCAGGCTGTACGGTTTCTCCCGCGTCGAGCAAATCCTCCTGACGATCAACCTGGGCCTGCGCCGCTTGGAGTTCCAGTTGCAGGAATACCTGTCGGGCAACACGCCCGAGGCCATCGTGTTTCTGCCCGTGGGCGGCGACTCCGGGATCACGATCGACCAGGTCAAAGACGCGCAAGACAACTTCAACGCGATGATGGCGGGCAACCTCGCCACTCGCCGGCAGATCCGGTTCCTGCCTTCCTACGGGACCAAGGGCGAACGCCCGCCGATCGTGTTTCCCAAAGAGGCCCTGATAAAAGATCCTATCGACGAATGGCTCGTGAAGATCGTCGCGTTCAACTTCGGCATGTCCACGCAGTATTTCGATCGGCAGATGAACCGCGCCAGCGGCGAAACCGCCAAGGAGACGGCCGAAGAGGAAGGCTTGTTGCCGGACGTGAAGATCGCCACGAAGATCACGAACCGTTGCGTCGAACTCCTGGGCCTGGCCGATCAGTATGAGTGCGCCTACGACATGCCGGGCGTCATGGATCCAGACAAGCAAGCCGACGCCGACAAGAAGCGCGTCGACTCCGGACTCAACACCCGGAACGAAATCCGCGAAGCCCGAGGAGAAGATCCGGCCCCGGAGGAGAACGCCGACAGGCTCACCATCACCACCGCGACCGGCGTCATTCCTCTCGACGAAAAGCAGGACAACATCGCGGCCGGTTTGAATCCGGACGGATCTCCGAAGGCGGCCCCGGAGCCGGTCGACGATAAACAACCTCCTGCAGGAGGAGACGGGAAGCAGCAGGCCGAGGGAGGCGAACCCGGCGGGAAGAAACCCAAGGGCAAGAAGAAACCCAAGGGCGGGGCCAAGATCATGAAAGCCGTTCCGAAACGCAGGTCCTTTATTTCGGTCGGGCAACTCACCCCGGCCACGGAGAAGGCGATCGAGGCCGCGTCGAAAACCCTGGCGGCCGCGTTCGGGAAGATGGCCGAAAAAGCCTCGGCCAAAGTCAAGGCGATCGAGAAGGCCAGCAAGCCCGACGACGTGACGGACGAAATCATGAAAGCCTTGGACGAGGAATTCCGCGCCCTTCCTCCTGCGGTGCAGGCCCAACTGGAAGCGGCCGCTTTGTCCGGGATCTCGCAGGTCGCGGCGCAGTTGTCCGTAGACGACGGCGAACTCCTCGGCAAGACGAACGAGATCGCGCGGGCCTGGGCCAAGAAGCGGGCGGCCGAAATGGTCGGCATGAAATGGGTAGACGACGAGCTCGTCGACAACCCGAACGCGAAGTGGGCCATCGACGACACCACCAGGTCGGACATCCGGAAGATCCTGACCGAAGGGTTCGCGTCGGAAGAAACCTCGATCGCGGACATCGGGAAGGCCATCGAAGAGGCCGCGTCGTTCTCCGCGTACCGATCCGACATGATCGCTCGAACCGAGTGCGCCCGCGCCCAGATCTTCGGCGGGCTGGAAATGTGGGAGAAGTCCGGCCTCGTGAAATCCTACGAGTGGTTGAACTCCGAGGACGAGGACGTGTGCGAGATCTGCGAAGAGTTGGGCGACGGCGGGCCTTACTTGCTCGGAACCGGCCCGCTGCCGATCGACGATTCTCACCCGAATTGCCGTTGCGTCCTTTCGGCCGTGGAGATCGCGGAGACGGAAGAGATGGCGGCGGCCGCCAGGTCGAAGCAGCAGGCTTGGCTGTTCATCAGGGCGGCGCAGGAGGCGGTCAAACATAATTCGAACGGAGGCAAACATGCAGGGCAACGACAAAGTGATCGCGGCGCTTCAGGCGGCCATCAACACGGAAGCGACGCTCGCTGAAGTTTACAAACTCAACGGTCGGGCGCTCTCGAAAAAACTCGGCCTGAAGACCGGCAAGGAATTAAAGGGACTCGGTTGCCAATGCCGGGGATACATGAAAAAGATCGCGAAGAGGCTCGAACTGTTCGAGGTCTTCGCCGAGGTCGAAGCGGCCACGGCGACCGTGGGGAAGACGACCACGGAAACGATCGACGAGTTGATCGCGATGGAACTCGCGGCCGTGAAGCAATACACGCAGGACGTGATCGCGTGTTGGAACGCGAAAGACATGGACTGCTTCCACTTCTTTCAGCACATGTGCAAATGGCACACGGTCGGAGAGAACGGCAACGTCGGCCACTTGAATTACCTGCAGCACGAGCGCAGGCAGTTGACCGAATTCGGCGAGAAGGATTACGAAGAGGTCCACGCTTAAACTAATTTCCTAACGCGGAGGCTTTGACATGGCACTCATGAGAGCGAAGGGCAAACCGGCTGCGTCCAAGGCCGAACCCTCGAAAATGCTTTTCCGGAAGTTCGTCCGCATCACCAAGATCGACGAAATGAAACGCGAAGTCGGCGGCGTCGTCACGGCCGAGCAGCCCGACAAGGCCAAGGAGGTTTGCGACTACGAATCCACCGTCCCGTTCTACAAGGCTTGGAGCGACGAACTTTCCAAAGCCACCGGAGGGAAGAACGTCGGGAACCTGCGGGAGATGCACCAGCTGAAAGCGGTCGGCGCGGGAAAGACGATCGAGTTCAACGACGTGGACAAAGAAATCTACATGACCTTCAAGGTGGTCAACGACGACGCGTGGACGAACTGCCTCGAAGGAGTGTACACGGGTTTCTCGCACGGCGGCGAGTACGTGAAGACGTGGAAAGGCAACGACGGCCTCGTGCACTACACCGCGAACCCGGCCGAAGTTTCGCTCGTCGACAACCCGTGTCTGCCGAAAGGTCATTTCGATTTCGTGCGGGCCGACGGCGTGGTTGAAAAACGGGCTTTCAAAAAGCAGGGCTGCGGCGATTGCAAGTACGATCCCGAGAAAGGTTGCCCGTGCAAGGCGGAGGCGGTCGCGGGTTTTCCTTCGAGAGGATTTTTCAAATGGGTGAATCTTGCGACCCTCGAATGCGCGTGTTCAACCTGCGGCCGATTAATCAAGGCGAAGAAAAAGATCCAGGCCGTCATCGGCCACCTGAAGGGCGAAACCACGACGACCGTTCAGTCGATCATCTTCTCGCCCAAATCCGAGTGGACCGCCAGTGACTGTCAGCAGTGGTTGAAGGATCACGATTTGAAAGCGCCCGAGGCCGACGAGACGGAAGACAGCTATCGCTTTCGTCAGCGGGACCCCGGTGATTTCGAGGAGGACAGTTTCCGAACCATCAATTTCAAAGGAGGGAAAAAGAAAACCATGGCGTTCGCACAGATGTCGAAAGCGCAACGGGATGTGGTCAAGGCCGAATTGCACAAAGCGGCCCTGGCGATCCTGGAAGCGAAGGCCGAAGAGATGGGCGTTGACCTCAAGAAAGACATGTACGACGTCGAACGCCTGGCAGAAATCCTCCAGCAACTCGCCTACATCCGCATGAGCGCCCAGTGGGAGCGCGAGAATGAGGGCGACGAGTCCGAATTGCCGGACTTGATCCAAAAGGATTTAGAATCACTCGCCGAAACATTCCTCAGCATGGCTGAGGAGGAAGTCGGCGAACTTACAACGTCCGCCAAAAAGGCGGCATCCATAGGAGGCGGTAAAATGGCAACGATGTCAGCCGTCCAAAAGGCGGCGTCAGCACTGGACCACATCAAAAAAATGCACGCGGCGCACAAGGCTTTCCACGCGAAGATGCACAAGGCCCATCAGGACCGTGAAGCCGAGATGGACGATCACATGGACAAGCTTCACAAGATCCTCGGCACCGGCGAAACGGCACCGGCGTCTTCAGGCAACGAACCCGTGTCCACGGACCCTGCTGCCAGTGGGGCCTCTAGCACCATCAAGACGATGGAAACCACGATCCTAGCCAAGCTGGACGAAATGGCGAAGGGCATCGACGACAAGATCAAAACCGGGATCGACACGGCCATCGGGACCATGCTCGAAGGCATGCTCGGGGAAAAAGGAGTCGAGCGGGCGCTGCAGACGGCAGGGCAGAACCGCAAAGCCGCCGCGTCTGCCGGCATCGGCGATCGCAACGACCTAGCCGAGGGCGGGCCGAAGACCCACCTCGCCGTGAAAGCCAACGACACCAGCGTCGCGGGCCTGCAGGCCCACAACGCGAACGCGGAAGTGCCCAAGGCGAACATGGAGAAGGCCGCCCAGGGCGACACCTCCGAGATCCTGAAAGCCATGTCGGGCGTCAAACCGGCCGAAGACGTGAGCGATTTCGCTCGCGGTCCTCTGTCTAAGTTCGCGCCCAAGTAAGTCGCTGCACCCAGAAACGCGGACGCACGGACGCGCTCCACGAATTCCCACATGGACGTTTACCAGCACGAAACCCGAGGCGGCCCTGCGGCCGCCTTAACGAGAGGAGAAAGAGCACCATGTTCGAAGGAATGAGCGAGCGCACCCTTGCGCTGTTTGCCCAAATGAAGAAGGACGCCACCACCTTCGGGATCGCGACCAACTCCGGGGTGCAGTTCTACTACCTGGAGGAAACGGCCAAACAGACTTATCCGGTTTTCTATCCGATCTTGTCTGAAACGCCGCGCGTGTACCCGATGTACAACGGCGTTCGAGTCGGCGGCCCCGGCGTCAACTGGAAACAGATCGTCGGCGTCGACGTGTCCGGCTATCCGGCCGTGTCGGAAGGCCACCGCAACGCTTACACCGCAGTGTCGGAGAAAGACGCCTACGCCCCGTACGCCTACCTGGGCAAAGACGCTTCGGCCACCTTCCAAGCTTACTCTCAGGCTTTGGGATTCGACGACGCGCTGAAGATCGCGCAGTTCACGAACCTGAACGCCCTGTTGAACGGCGAGGAGAAAATGATCATGTTCGGGAACCCCGGCAACGGCTCGGTCAACGGATACGGCGGGTACGTCCTCGGGCAGTGCCCGCAGCCGAGCGGATTACAGTCGGCCTCGACCGGCACGTACGCCTCGGGCACTTATTACGTGTACTGCGTCGCGCTGACTCCGTGGGGCGTCGCGATGGCGACCTCGACGGGCTGCGCGATCCCGGTGCAAAGGGTCAACGCCGACGGGTCGAAGGACGCCATCAACGGCGGGACTTCGCAGATCTCGGCGGCGAGCTCGGGCGTTTCGCTCGACGGCTCCCACGGCATCGACGTGAAAGTCGCGCCGGTGAACGGAGCGGTCGGGTACGCCTGGTACATCGGGAAGTCCAACGCCGCAGGAGCGAAATTCAACGGAGTGACGGCGCTTTGCATGGCGACCTTTACGGCGCCGCTGACCGGGAGTTTGCAGACGGCGGCCGACGCGGGGTTGGCGGCCGACGCCAGCTATAACCTCCTGGATTTCCCCGGCGCTTTGACCTGGCACTTCCAGACTTACGGCGCGACGAACGGATTCACCGCCTATTTGAAAGACATCACCGGAACGGCAGGGACGCCCACCGGGTTCACTTCCAACGGCGACGGGACGATCAAGGAGTTCGAGGACGTGGCCGACTACCTGTGGATCAACTTCAAAGCCTCGATCGACAAGATCTGGTTGGGCGGCGCGTTGATCCAATCGGCTTCGCGGGCGATCCTCACTTCTGCCTCGGGGCCTGGCGCTCAGCGTTTGATCATCGACCGCGATTCCGACGGCAAGATCATCGGCGGCCAGATCGTCAGCGAGTACCATTGGAAATATTCTTCGACCACGGCGAAGAAGACGGTTCCGGTTTCGGCTCACCCGTGGCTGCCGGACGGAACGGTTTGGTTCGACATCACCACCAACCCGTACCCGGCCGCAGGGCAGTCGATCCCTGTGGTTCGCCGAATCGTCACGCTGGAAGATCACTTCAGCGTGAAGTGGCCCTATCGTAACCTGACGCACGAGATCGGCATCTACGCTTTCATCACGCAGCAACATTATCTGCCGTGGTGCGGAGCGGTGCTGACGGGCGTCGCCAACAAGGTCAACTAGCAGCATCCTCTTTCGATTCGCGAAGGAGGGCGCGGTTGGCCCTCCTTCTCGAAGAGAAAGCGAAAGGACGGCGACACATGTTGAAGACTTCGATCTTCGCGGTGAGCAGCACCCAGGAAACCCCGGTCGTTCTGACGGTCCCGTGCCGACAGGCCACGATCAAAGAAGACGCGGCGACGGCGACGACCGCTTGGCAGTTGAAAGGAACCGCGCCGAATTCCGTTGAGATCCAGAAGGCTTCGGGCGAGTCGGTCACGTTGAGTTTCGCGGCGATGAAAAACGCGGGCGAGACGATCGGCTTCGTGAAGGTCACCACCGGCAGCCCGAACTTTCAGTTGGTAGAACAGCCATGAAAACGTTTTTGTTCTCCGTGGGCCTGCAGCCGGTACCGGTCACGGTGACGACTCCATGCACCCACGTCGAGATCGTCGAGGACCCTTCCGTTTCGGGTTGGCCCACGGTCGACTACCAGGTCATCGGAACCGTTCCGGGTTCTCAGGCGATCCAGAAGAAAGGCGGGGTCCGCTTCGTTTTCCAACGAAGGATTCCCTGGAGTGCCGGCGACATCATCGGGTTCGTGCAGATCGTGGACCCGGCGCAGGCCGGAATCATCACGCAGTTGATTTACTTCCTGACGTTCCGTTTCCTGCAGTCAGGATCTAAAACCACCACGTTCCAACAGGTCGAGCAGACGGTATGAGCGACATCGACGTGATTAAAATCGAGCACGCGGACGACTCCGAGATCGGAACGTTCGCCGCGCCCTTCACGATCAAAGAAGGATCTTTGATCTCGATGGAGATCGTCGACGACAAACTCGTCATCACCGCCAGCAGCGTTCCCTCTCCGGCGCCGGCTCGAACGCTGATTCAGACATACAAAAGTTATTTTGTCCGAACAGATGGCAATGATACCAATGATGGTTCTAGTAACGACTCAGCTCATGCCTTCGCTACGCTTCAGCGAGCCGTCGACGCGGCAACCAAAGAAATCGATGCGGATCAATGGATTGTTCTTATCAACGTAGAGGACGGAACCTATAATGCCGGCGCTGTAATTCCGGATGTCCTCGGCGGCAGCATTTTAAACTTTATAGGAAATTGGCAGCATCCGGGAAATGTCCTCATTCAAACTGACGCAACGGCTTTCTATATTAATGTCAATCAGACAACCGTTACTTTTGACGGATTCAAAGTCGAAGCGAGCAATGGAGACGGTTTTGATGTCCAGGGCGGAGGGCCGGTGTTGCTCGAAGATTTCGAGTTTGGCGATGTTCCCAATGGGGCTCACGTCTACGTTCACAATAACGGACTTGTTCAACAGTATGCGGACTGGAAAATCAGCGGGTCCGCGCAACGTCATATTCGCGCCGAAGATGGAGGGATATTCGAACCTTTTGAGAGCGCATGGTGGGCAAATCCTTATGCCAGCACATACGTCAACACCTTAACCGGCACGCCCGGTTTCAGCATCGCTTTTGCTGATTGCAGGACAGGCGGACAGGCGCGTTTCTATGCGCAGAGTTTCAGCGGATCCGCGACCGGCAAAAGA